ATGAAAAAGATAAACCATGATTTTATAAGAAAAAGAAGAAATGCATTAAATTTATCTTTACAAAATGTTGCAAAAGAATTAGGCTTTAAAAATGCATCAACTTATTTTAAATACGAAACAGGTCAATATTCAATTAGAGCAGATATGTTGCCTAAATTATCTAAGATACTTGATTGTGATATAGAAAATTTTTTTACGAATTAAATTTCTAAAATAGAAATTTTGTGAGGAGGGTTAAAAAATGAATAACTTACAAGTAATAGAAAGAAATAACGAAAGAGTTTTAACTACACAGCAACTAGCAGATGTATATGAAACAGATGCAAGAAATATAAGCAACAATTTTAACAATAACAAAGATAGATTTATTGAAGGTAAACATTATTTTTTATTGCAAGGTGATGATTTAAAGAATTTTAAAGGTATTCATACAGAATATGAAAACCTAAAATTTACTTCGAAAATGTATCTCTGGACTGAAAGAGGAGCAAACAGACACTGCAAAATATTGGATACTGACAAAGCTTGGGAACAGTTTGATAACTTAGAAGAAACATATTTCAAAGTTAAGCAACAAAAACCATCTTGTATAGAAGATGTATTAATAGAAAGTTTAAAAGAAATGAAAGATTTAAGACTACAAGTTAACCAAGCTAATAACATTGCATTAGAAGCAAAAACAGAGGTTAAAACAATAAAAGAAGTTGTTTCATTAAATGCTACTGACTGGAGAAAAGATACACAACAACTAATTGCAAAAATAGCAAAAAAACAAGGTGGATTTGAACATATAAACTTGCTTAGGAGAGAAAGTTATGAGTTACTAAACAATAGGTTTGGAGTTGACTTAAATAGAAGGTTAATAAATAAAAGAAGAAAAATGGCAGAAGAAGGTGTATCTGAATCTAAAAGAGAGAAAGTTAACAATTTAGATGTAATACAAGATGATAAGAAACTCATAGAGGGGTATGTAGCTATTGTAAAAGATATGGCTTTAAAATATGGAATATCAAGTGATTTAAGTAAGAATTAGGTTAAATAAAACTAGCACTTTGAAAACCAAATACAAAATATTCTTGAAATGGTGGTGAAGAAATTGGGTAATATATCTAACTTTAATTTAGATAAACAAGAAGATAAAAGTTTTAATGACCTGGATAATATATCAATTTGTTTTTCAGAAGGTATTCGTAAAGTTGTAGAAATGAATTTAAACAACTATAAAAATAAAATCTCAAAATACTTAAACGGAACTTCAAAAATAGAATTGTTAGAACCGAAGGAAATAACAGTTGTAATAAGTAAAGGTTACCCTGACTATTTAATGTCTGTTGAAGAAGCAAGTAAGAGGCTAAAGGTGGATAAAAATTTAGTATATGACTTAGCAAAATACGGGTTAATAGCCTGGATAGATACAGGGGCAATAAAGATTTCTAGTTATGAATTAGATGATTTTATAACTAGGAATCAAGGAAAAAACATCAAAGAAATGCTTAGAGAAATGAAAGAACTTAGAGAGGGGGTGATTTAATTGGAACTAGTAACATACAGAAACAAGCTTGTTTTACTAAAAGATGGAGAAAAGATTGCAACTATAAGTTTAAAAAAGAAGTTTTTAAGAAATAGATTTAAATTAAAAATAAGATAGGAGAGATAATTTGAAAACAATCTATAAAAACAAAGTTTACAAGGTAGAGAGAAACAAAGAGTTATATAAGATTACATACTATGACGAGCAGAGAAGTAATAAGAAGTTTAATAAAGATAAAAAAGTTAAAAGAAGTGCATTAACAAGAGATATAAATGTAGTTAACACATATTTACCAGCTAATTTAAAAATAAAATGAGTTTAATCTATAAATAATTAAAGAAAAAGGTGATTAGATGCAAAGAGAGCAGACAACAATACGCCTGCCTAAAGAACTTAAAGAAAAATTAGAAAAGCAGGCGAGTAAAAAAGGAAGAAGTTTTAATAGTATTTTATTAAGCATATTACAAGAATTTATTCAGAATCCAAATGTATAGGACCATGTTCTTTTTCAAACATTTCTATATGTTTAGTGACAAGAAATTCTATTTCTTTGTTAGCTGAACGAGCATTATACTCAGCTATATATTTAAGTTTATCAAGTTTTTCTTTTGGTATTCTAATTGCAAAATGAGGATTTTTATATGTACCCATTTTAGCCATAATATCAACTCCTTTGTGTAGTCTATTTGGCAACAATTATATCACAAAAATAAATACAAAAAAATATATAGGCAACATATAGACAACATAATAATAAAGTGTTATACTTTGTATTAAAGATAGGCAACACATAGATAACAATATAGGAGGAAATTATGTTGGCAAATAGAGTAAGAACTGGATTAAGAATCCCATATGATTTAAATACAAAATTAATATTAATAGCAGAAGAAAGAGGAATGTCAAAAAATTCTTTAATATTACAAATACTTTGGGATTACATAAAAGAAATATAAAATAAGGAGGTCAAATAATGGTTGAATTGGTAAAAGAATTTGATTTACAAACAATTAAAGTAGGAAATGCAGTAAAAGTAAATTGCAAAAGATTTGGTTTTGAAATTGATTGTATAGTAGTAGTAGCAACAGAAAAAGAATTAAATTTAGCATACTTTGATGAAGGTAGAGGCTGTATGGAGTATCAAGCCTTAATAACAGAAGATATTCAAGATGGTGATTATGAGATTAAAATTTTATCTTAGGAGGAAATAAAATGGCAGCTTTAATAATGGTAGGTTTATTTGCAATATGTTTAGTAGGATTAGTTCAAAATAGAGATTAAATTAAGGGGTATTAATTATGGAAAGTTTAAAAAGAATAAAAAAAATGGTTCAAAAACAATTAGTTTTAGCTGAATTAGAGATAAACAAAAATAGCAAACTTTATGAGGAACTTGAAAATAAGGATAGAGGTTTAATAGATGATATACACATGAGAGAATATCTAAGAGAAAAAGTTGCATGGGAAAGAGTAAAATATGCTATTGAAAATATTTTAGGTGGTATAAATTTAGAGATTAAATCAAAGGAACATGAAGAAAGTGAGGATTACAAGATATTTCAATTAATTTTAGAAGAACTTGAAAGAGATAAACCTATAGATGTTCAGATATAAGAAAAGAGCCATTACGACTGGCTCTAATCAAAAATAGATACAAATAAATTATAGCTATATTATAGCACAAATGGAGGGAAATTATGAGTACTTTATATGAATTAGCTACAGATTTATTAGAAATAGAAGAAGGTTTAACAGAAACAACAGGAAATGAAGCTGAAAAACTAGAGGAAATAAAAGAAATAATAAAACAAGAGATACAAAATAAAAACACTAGAATAGTCTCAGTAATAATGAATATTGACAGTGATATAAGCTCTATAGATTCAGAAATTAAGAGGTTACAAGAGTTAAAGAAAGTTAAAAAGAATACTCTTGATAGGTTAAAAAGCAATATAAAAGATTGCATGGAGTTACTTGGTACTAAGAAGGTAGAAACAGTTTTAGGAAATATAAGTATAAGAAAGTCAGCAGGTAGTTTAGTTGTAGAAGATGAAGAAAAGATACCTGCTATATATAAAACAGTAGAGCAAGTTGTAAAAGTAGATAAGAATACCATTAAAGACTTTATTAAAAAAGGTCATGAAGTTGAAGGTTGTAGGATTGAATATGGAACTACATTAACAATTCCAAAAGCTAAAAAAGAGTAGGTGTCAAATATGGAATCTAATAATATTTACATTAAATTAATGGATGTAAGAGTCAAATTTAGCAAGTTAAATCTAAAGAAAAGTGGAGAGAATAAGTTCGCTAACTTTAAGTATTTTGAGTTGGCAGACTTCTTACCACAAGCGACAGAGCTATTAGAAAAAGCTAAATTATGCCCTGTAGTAGTTTTTACAAATGACTATGCAACATTAACACTAATTAATGGAGAAAACCCAACAGAACAGATTGTATTCACTTCTCCAATGCGAGATTTACAGTTGAAGGGTTCTAATGAATTACAGGCACTAGGAGGTATAGAAACTTATCAAACTAGATATTTATACATTCAGTTACTTAACATAACCGAGAATGATAGTTTTGATGCAGTAAGTGGAAAAAATGAAGCTAAAAGTAATTCTAACAATAGAATTTTAACAGATAAACAATTAAGCAGGTTATATGCAATAGCAAGTAATGCAAATGTTAATAAGGAGAGCTTAAAAGAGAAAGTATTTAAGAGATTTGGAAAAGAGATAAAAGATTTAACAAAACAAGAATATGACACAATTTGTAATGCTTATGAAAAGCAAAATCAAGAGTAGGTGATATATTGAATTTTAATAATGAAACATACTTTCACATAAATTTTGACGACCCATTTACAAGAGTGCCTAATACAATACTCGACAATGAAAATCTTTCTTATTCAGCTGTAGGAGTAGTCACTCAAATGTTAAGATTTCAAAGGTCGGGTAGCCATAAAGTGTATGCAAAATCATTAATAAGCTATAGAAAAGATAGTAAGACAAAAGTAAGTAATGCTTTAAAGGAGCTTATGCAGGAAGGTTTTGTTATTAGGACACAAATAAGGGATGAAAAAGGTCAAATGAAAGGTTATAGATATGATATTTTTGATACACCTCAAAATGTAAATTCTGAAAGTATTGAAACGACTGAATCTCAACCGTGTGCCGTTTTCCCGACTCCGGTAAAACCGGAAGCTGGTAAAACCGAAGTCGGTGAAACCGGAAGCCGGCAAAACCGAGGTCGGGAAATCGGCAACATAAAAGAAAATAGTATTAAAAAGAAAATAGGTTTAAAAGAAAATGGTATTACTACTACTGTTATTGCTGAACAATCTGAAAAAAATAAGACTGTCTACATAAAAAAATATTATGAATCTTATATAGGTGTAATTACTCCAAATAATTTTCTTCAACTACTGACTTATTTAGATGATGGAATGGAAGCTGATGTAATAATAAGAGCTGTTGATGAAGCTGTAGGCAGTGGAGTTAAGAATTATAAGTATGTAAAGACAATCTTAAATAATTGGATAGAAGCAGGTGTAAAAACTGTTTTAGAACTTACAGAGTATCAAAATGAGTTTGAGAGGAAGAAAAAGAGTAAACAGGAGAAGAAACAGTCTAATAATAAAGCTGTGAATACTCATAATGTGAATAAAAATAAGTTTGCTAACTTCAATCAGACTTTCACTCAATATGAAGAAAAAGAGCTAGATGAGATTATTAAAAAGAGTCAGAAGGAAAAATTTAAATAAAATTATACTTCTAGGAAGTAAATATCAATATATTGCTTCCTAGAAAGGGGAGATATAAAATGGCGAGAATATATGCACAAAGAAGTGGTTCTTTAAATGAACAAGATAGATTGGAATTATTAAGATTACTTGGGAAAGCTGGATATACAGTAAAGATTGCTAGAGAGAAGCAAAATAGCAAGACAACTTATACTTACTTTGTTGAGTATACAGAAGAGCAGGAAGAAAAATAGAAGGGGGATAGTTAAATGAATACAATAACTTTAGTTGGAAGATTAGTTGCAGATGCAGAATTGAAGTACCTTCCAAATTCGGGTACTCCAAAATAACCTTTTCAATGGCAGTGGATAGAAGGTTTAAAGATAAAAATGGAAATAAAATAACTGATTTTATTCAATGTGAGCAATTAGGAAAACATGTAGAGAATTTAGTGCAATATCTTGTTAAAGGTAAACCTATATATGCTGTTGGAGAGTTAAATATATATAATTACAAAGATGAAAATGGTTGCTGGAAATCTATTACTAAGGTTAATGTAAATGCTTTAGAACTACTTTCTAGTAAAAATGATAATAATGCTAAACAAGAATATGTACCACCAGGATTAGACCCACAAGGTTTTCAAGCAATAGATGATGACGATATACCTTTTTAATTAAGTTAAATAGTCTAGGGAGTAATTATGCAATATTACTTCCTAGAAGTTAAAAATGGAGGGATAAAAATGAGCAGAACAGCTATATGTAGTGTTTGTGGGGAGTTTCTAGTTGAGAGTTACGATGATAAATTTACAAATGCTAAGGTCATGGATTTGTATGGTAGAGAATTTGTAATTGTTATCTGCAAGAATTGCTTAGAAGAATTATTAAGAAAATGCGAGGAACAACAATATGAGATTTGAGATAGGTAAAACTTATAAGTTTGATAAAGAGAAATTTATGGAAATTAATGGTGTAGAACAATATAAAGAATATAAAGAACTTTGGATTGATGATATTGAAGGTGTTGAATTTACTGTTGAAAAAACTTTTGATGATGGCTATGTTTGCTATCCAAATGAATTTCGGTTTAATTTTGGTGTAATTTCGGAATGGTGTGTTGAAGTTAAATAAGGTAGGGGGTATTAGAGATGATAATAATTAGAAGTCAAGATAAAACAGATTTAGTGAAAGCTGATTGGATAAATGTTGATAAAGAATATGTATATGCCATGTTTGGAGAAATAAACAACTTTAAGGAAATAGGAAAATATGAGGATGAAAAAAGAGCTATGCAGGTATTAGATAATATACAAAGATTTATTGAAGGTGGGACTAGAACGGATTCTATAGACAGTTATAAGGTTAGAAGTTATAGAAATAGAATATTTCAAATGCCAGTTAAATAGGGAGGGAGCTAAAATGTTAAAGGTTGAAAAATATTTTAATGGTTCTGTTGCAGATAACATATTTGAAGATGATTTGACTCTTAGAAACTACTTAGCACTATATTGTTGTGTTCATGGAGTAAGAAAAAATGGAGAGCTTGTATTTCCAACTTCTGAAAAAATGCTAATAGAGTTTAATGTTGATAAAGATAGAAAAAAGAAAAAGAAAGGTTCAAAGGTAAAGTTGATTAATGCCAAAACTGGTGAAGAAAAAATATTTGATTCTATAGATAGTGCAGCGTGTTTTTTAAGACTACAGAGTCAGGCAGTTTACCAAACAATTAAAAAGAAAACTAAAACAAGAAGTGGCTGGAAAGCTGAATATATTAAGGAGGAATAATGGAAGTTTCAAGGACAGAATATACAATTAAAAGAGCAAAAGAGTTATATGATAATGGAGAGGATATATTTATTGCTATAGATAAGGCTAGAGAAGAATATGAGGAGATGATTAAAAGTGAGTTTAATTAAGTACAGAGGTTATGATTTTGAGAACGAAAAGTGGATTTATTCAGCAACAATAATGTGGAGTGATGCAGTAGATTGTTTATTTATGCTAAAAGAAAATTGTGAATGGCAAAAAGTATCTAATATTGGAGTATTCTCGAAACGTTGGTCTGGAAATAATGAAGAAATTTATGAGGGAGATATATTGAAAGTACCTTATGATAAAAATGAATATGAATATGGAATCGTAAGACAAGAAAATTATGCTCTTGGATTATATGTTGAATGGCATTATTTAAAGCAATTTGAAGGTAAATGGGAGGAGCTTACAAGTAAGGCAACTATAATGAATAGCAAAGAATATATAGTAGTTGGTAATGAATGCGAGAATTTAGAAGAAGTTAGAAAAGAGTTTTTAGAATGTAAGGAGAAACTTGAAAATGAATGTCTTAGCTAGTGCGATATTAGTAATAGTAAGTTTTATAGTTGGTAGGATTTATGAGTATAGACTGAATTTAAATGAAAATGATAAAACTGATTCAAAACTACTTTTAAATATTTTTAATGAAATTAGTGAGTTAAGAGAAGAAAATAAAATTCTTAGAGAGAAAGTACAAGAAAAGGAGTCGCTATTTATTAATAGACTGATAAATTTTTTGCATAATAAACAGGTGTGTGAATGTTGTATTTATGACTGTAAGAAGGATGACATTGAATATGATTGTGAGGATGGTATTAAAAAGTGGCTTGATAGCGAAGAACTTATATTTGAATAGAAGAAATATCTAACAAAAACAGTTTAGAGAGTTGCGAAATGTCTTTTAGTATAAAATTATTGTTGAAGTGTTTTGTGGCTCTCAAAAATGAAAATAAGGGGTGAACAAATGTCAAAGTATGTGCTTAGATGACAAGATATTACTTGTAACAATAGATAAAGTTGAAGAAGTCATAAAAGATACTAGAAGTCAAAAAATGATTGAATATCTTGAGGATAAGGAGACAAAGTTGTGATGAAGGATTTAAGATGTATAAGTTTGCACTTCTATTATAAAATATCTACTGAAAATGGTGTTTTTTATGCTAATGCAAATTTTAAAGAAGCTACTGGAGACATTAACAAAATGACATCATTAGAAGTATTTGAAAAAATGAGTAATGAATATAGAACACGTATTGCAGAAGATGTAGAGATTGATGAATGTAATGTGATTAGTGTAAGTAGTAAGTAATATTATGAGAATACTGATGAAGATTAGTAGGTGAGTATATGACTAATAAAGAAATGTGCGAGTCAAAGAATATTGATGAAAGAGAAATATATAAGGAATTTAGGAAAGAGATTTGTGGTAGTTGCAAAAATAATAAGAGAGATTGTGAAAGTGAAGATTGTGATATAGCATATGAGAATTGGTTAGAGAAGGTGTATAAACATTGACTGAATTAGGAGAGCTTCTTAGAGAAATAAGAGAAGAAGAAGGAGAATGTATATCTGATATGGCTAAAAGGTTGAGTATTAGTTGTGAGGATATATATTTAATCAACAGAGACAAAAGAGAACTAGATAAAAATGAAGTTAACAACATCATAAAAAAATATGAGCTGGAAGGAGAACAACTATATTTACTTAAAAATATTACGCATAAAGATAAATTGTTTGATATAACGTGCAATGAATGTGGAAGTAAAAATGTAGCTATAGGAATATTTGATGTGGCAAGTGACATTATAGAATTTAGATGTAGAAACTGCAATATGATAGATGTAATAAGTGTAGATTTTTATTGAGAAGATTTAAATAATTTAAATAGTCAAGGTAAGTTTGTGAATGAAACTAGAATTTTATACTTTGACTTATAAAAGGAGTCGTCGATATGGTTATTACAGAATTTAAAGTAACTTGGCAGACAACAAGAGAGTGGGAAAAAGGAGAAGTATATAGCTCTATATTTACTGATTTAGAAGAAGCAAGAGCTTTTAAAAAAGATGAGGAAAATATAAAAGAAAATTATAATGTAAAGCTTTTAAGTAGAGCTATAGTAGAAATTGAAATAGACTAAAACTTTTAAAGGGTGTGAGCTTATGATACATGAATTGCAGATAGCTTCTAGTACTTTTAAAGATGTAATTAAGAATAAAAAACAAATTGAAGTAGAGTATACAGCAGATTTTAGAGCAGGAGACACAGTGATACTACAGTTATTTAAAGATAAAAAATTTACAGGAATTGAAGTAAACAAAGAGATTGAGTATTTTGTTAAGCTTGGAAATGGTTATGTTGAGTTAGGAATAAAATAAAAATTTAAGGAGAAGTAATGAGAGTTTTTCTTGTAATAGATGGAGAGCCAGTTGGAAAAGAACGACCAAGAATGAATACTTATGCTAAAAGGACCTATACACCTAATAAGACTAGAGATTATGAGGAACTGATAAGATGGTTATATCAATCTAAAGTCAAACATTGCTTTACTGGATACATAAAAATGACTTTAAGATGCTATTATTCTATAGCTAAAAGTAACAGTAAAAAAGTTAAAGAACAGAAAAGAAATAATGTGTTAAGACCTAGCAAAAAACCCGATATTGATAATGTTGTTAAGATTGTGGCTGATGCACTTAATGAGATAGCTTATAAGGATGATACACAGATTGTAGAAGTTGTAGCTAGTAAATATTATAGCGATAAGCCAAGAGTTGAAGTTGTACTAGAGGATATTGTATAAAAAGAATCTAAACAAAAGTCACAATAAACTTATTAATGTATTCTATAAAAAACGATATCAATAAAATTAAACAAATCCATATAAAGATATGCTTTTTGAATGGATATGTCTTATTGAGTTTTTGTGCAGCAAATGCCAGTAAAAAATAAGTACAAAATCTTATTAATAAAAATATTAAATCTCCCATAAAATCCTCCTAAGGTTAGATGATATAAGGTTAGGATACTATGAGATATTAATAATAACAATAGATTTTTTAGAATTGTAAATAAATTGAAATGAATTATTCAAAAGAGAAAAGGAGTGCTTTCACACTCCAGTCGTCAAAAATATAAAACTTTTATATACAAATATTATTATAACATAAATAATTGATAGGAGTGTGGAAGTATGAATAAAAAGACACTATTTCAAGAGATTGAGGGAAGATTATATAACTATAAAAAATTAGAGAGTCAAATAAGAATAAAAGATATATATATTAAAAAGTTAGAAAACGAGTTTTGTGGATGTAAGGCTCAAAGTTATGAAGAAAAAACAGGACCTACTTATAATATAAGTTCAAGTGTGGAAAATGAAGTTATTAAAAGAGAAGAGGATTTAAATAGATTAAAAGAAGATAAGAAAACATTAGAAATTGAAAAAGAAACTATAGAATGTGCATTAACAAGTCTAAATAGCTTTGAAACAGAGTTCTTCAATGAAATGTACATGAACAATGAAAAAATTAACATGGATTATATGTCTAATACTATGCACATAGATAGAAGTCATTGTTTTAGGATTAGGAAAAGGATAGTTTGTAAAATCATGGATATGTTGTATCCCAAAATAAAGGAGTTTGAATTGCCCATTTTTTCATGGAAAGCTTAAAAATGAGACTATTTTGAGACTTTTTGGAGACTATCATGAGACTTTTTATTGCTAATTATGTGAGATAATAATATTGTGGAAATGAAGAATTTCTCTTTCAAAATTAAATAGCTAACTAGTATAGTCTCTTAACTTTATTTAATATGGATATGCCAGACAAAATATTAAAATTGAAACGAGTTTAATATATAAAAGGAGTAAGATGGTTTGTTTTACTCCTTTTATATATTGATACTATTTAATTTTATTTATTCTGTCTAGAATAAGGTTTAGAAAACATATTTTGTACTTCACTTTAAATATATCAATAGTATATAATAATAATGCAACTGAGAATGCAGGGATTGATATAAGATTGAAGATAATGAATAAAATATCTTTTCCACTTATCGCAACATTGAAAGTTATAAACATTGCAAATACAGCAATTGAAGATGGAATTAATATAGTTTTGTAATATTCTAATTTTGCAAATTCATTTTTTATATTTGTTTCAATATAATCTAAATATGTTTTATCATACTCATTAAGTTTTATGTCTATAAATTCTATATCTGCTATTTCTATAGATTTTGTCCAGTCTTTAGATAGATTTTTGTTGATATATTCCATAATTATGTTGTAGTCTGACATTTTTATTCCTTTCTACTATTTAATAATAATTTTTATTATAATTATATATAATATGGAAAAATAAACAACTGTTTTTATGTACTATAAAAACAATTGTTTATTTTTATTCTAAACCTCCTATAATTTGGTTTATGTTCTGTTCAATGCACAAATTTTGATAAGGCATAAGTAAGTTAAATTATATAAACAAAAAGTATTTTAAATATGTATATAAAATATATTAGATATACAGGTAGTATAAATAATATTTAGAATTATTTTGCAATTGTCGAATATTTTTTGAAGGATATTGACCTTTGAAGTTGAATTTTATACTTTGGAGGGAGATGAGGAATTATGGATTCAGATAAAATTTTTTCAAAGGATAAACTGAAAGTTCACATGTTTTATATTATAGTTATATTAATATTAGCATTAGTGGTTGTTATAACAGATAGAGGATATGATAATAAAGACTTATCACAATGGATTGCTTTTGGGGCAACTCTATCAGGAATAATATTATCTGTTTTAGCAATTATATTAACCTTAATAGGAGAGACTAAATCAGATAATACTAAAGATAGTCTTTTAAATATATCTAAAAAATTAGAAGATATAGTTGGAGACGTTGAAGATGCAACTTATAAATTAGAAAATGTAAGTGCTATGAAAGATGAAATAAAAGAAGAGATTTCAGTTGGATTATCTAATATGGTGTTAAAAGTAGATAAAGAAGATGTTCAGGCATCTTTAAGTGCAGATAATTTTGATAAAGAAAATAAATCTAGTTATATAGATGTTTTTAAAAAATATTTTAGATTTATTAGACATGATAATTCAACAAAATTATGCATATTATCATCGTTTTATTGTGGTTCAAAACAAATAAGACATAACAATGGGTCATTAGGATATGATGAACTATATTCTATTATTAGAAAAGAGCTTTATTTTGATGATGAAACAATGAAAATGGTATGGAATGTACTAACAGTGTTTTTTAGTGGTTTGAATAATGATGATAATTTTTATCATTATATTTGTAAAATATTTGAAGAAAACTATCCTTATCAAAAAGAAACATTAGATTTAAGTCTTGATGAGTATCTAAGATGAGGTAGAGATGTGGCTAAATATGAATACTGGATAACAGAAGAAGTATTTTAAAATTAAATGATGGGAAAGAGATGGGCTTACAGATGAACAAATAGCATTTAATATTGGAATAAATGTAAAGACACTATGTGATTGGAAAGAGGAATATGGTAATATTTGTAATGTTTTAAAAAGGGGGTATTTTTGTGGGTGAAAATGAAAAAGTGTATCAACATTTAATTCCTAAAGTGTATATGAAGAAATGGATAAATTCCAATGATAAGATTTATATATTTGAGAAAAACGATGTCTCAAATGTAGATAAAAAAGAATTAGATAATTTCGCTGGTAAAAAAAATTATTATACTTTATTTAAAGGAACACCTCCATATTATTATGATATGGATAAATCTGTAGATAAAATTGAAGAAAGAGATTTGATTATAGAAAACGCATGGAGTAAGGAGCAAGAAAATAAATGGAATTCATTGGTTAAAAATATCGAAAATAATGTGTTGAGTGCAAAAAAGAAACATATTAAATGTTTCAAAAAAAATGAAATAATAGAATTTATTCATTTAATGAAATATAGAGGATTTAAAGCTGAATCAATGTTTAGAGAAGTTTTGAAAAAAAGTATAAAAGATGAAAATTTATTTGGTGAAGCTATAGAAAAAAGTGGCAAATATGATGAAAATTTAAAAAAATTTTTAAGTAAATATTTATTAGAGTATTTGGATGCAGAAAGTAAGTATTTACCAGAAAATGAACAACTAACTCATCTTTTATTATTGAATGAAATGAGAAAATTTCATTCAAAGGAAGATAATAGCTATTTAAGAACAGAACTTGAGCTTTATGTCGATAATATAACTATTTCATTTGTTGTTGCTAATGAAAACATAAGCTTTATAACTAGTGATAATCCTAGTTTTTTATTTGATATATCTGAGGTGAGAAGTAATATCAAGGGAACAGTAAATATAATGCCAATAACACCAAAAATAGTAGCTATATTCCTCTACTGTAAAGATAAAGATAATTTAAAGAAATTTAAAATTGAAAAAGTAGATGATTTTTTTGTGAAAAAAGTAAATAATGTAATAATAAAAAATAGTTATGAGTACATAATAAGTAAAACTGACAATATTGAAGCAATTATTTAATAAGAAATTTTTAAAAAATATACTTTGTAGGGGATGTATTATGGAAGCAAAAGATTTAAAAGAGAAAACAATAACTTTTATTAAATCTAGTGTAGATTTTTTTATATATTCTATTACTGAATGGTTAAAGTTTTTATGGTATATCTTAAGACCTTTTTTTCTAATAGTTAAATATATTTGGATTAGTACTATAGGTAGGATGGTAAGTTATATTGTAGAAAAAACAGGTAAGAGGCAAGAAACGATAGGTTTTTCATTTTTAATGATGTTGATTATTTTGGTACCACCTATATTGAAATTCGTAATTAAAATATTTGAAAGGTTTGTAGGAAATACAAGTTCAGAGTGGTTATCTTTTTATGGGAGCTATTTAGGTGGTATTTTAGGAGGAATAGCAACACTTATGGCTGTTGTTATTACAACTAATCAAACAAGAATAATACAGGAAGAAAATAAAGAGGAAACTAGAGAAATACAAAAAGAAAATAAAAATATTCAAAATAAATTAATTGAGCTTAATGAAAATAAATTGTTATATGATTTAAGAACTATTGTCCAAGATGTATATATAGAGGATAACTTTAAATTGGAAGGTCATAGAAAAGCTATGAATATTGATATATTATATTTAAATAAAAGCTATGAGAATTTATATGATAAAGCTGAATATTTATCAAGAAAGCAAAAAGAATGTGATGAAGAAAAGAAAGAATGTGAATCATGTGATGATGTTTTTTGTAAGCAAATATGTAATAATTTAGTTTATTTTGATAAATATCGATATTTAATTATAAAAAATATTGGGAAAAATCCAATGTGTTATGTAGAGATTATACTCATAGGGACTTTATGTAACGTAAATAACACTCAAAAAGAAAAGAAAGAGCAGAGGATAAAAGTAGATTTTATAAATTCTAATAATAATGTTGCATTTCCAATGTTTGAGATTGATGATAAGAATGAGATATGGAATTTTTATAGTGATAAGAGCAAGATAATTTATTTTACTAACATTACAGGCAAAAGAGAAAGAGTAACTTTAGAAAGTGAACAAATAGGAGAAGAAATAAAAATAAAAACTAGTTTTGAGATTGAGGATAGTGAACTTAAAAGTTGGGAGGAAGATGCATCAAAGGTAATGTATTTGCAAAAGGGATAGAACTCTAACCAGAGTTCTTTTTTAATTCCCAAAACGACAAACAAACGAGGTGGTGATGTGCAAGATGTCAAAGAAAAGGTAAAACAAGATTACCTAAAAGGTATGAAACAAAAGGAAATATCAGCAAAGTATGACATTAGTTTAAACACTTTAAAGTCATGGATTAAGAGATACAATTGGTCTAGTGAGAAAAAGAAGAGTGCACCTAAAAGTAAAAGGGGTGCACCCATAGGTAATAAGAATGCCACTGGACCTCCTGGTAATAAGAACGCTGAAAAGTTTGGTTTCTTCTCAAAATACTTACCCGAAGAAACTCAAGACCTAATTAATGAGATAAAGAATAAAGATAAATTCGATATTCTTTGGGAACAGATAACCATTCAATATGCAGCAATAATAAGAGCACAAAAGATAATGTATGTTAAAGATAAAGAAGAAATGATTAAGGAATTAAAGAAACATGAAAGTACAGAAAATGGTGAGAGGATAGAGTATGAATTTCAATTTGCATGGGATAGGCAAGCATCTTTTCTTAATGCACAGAGTAGGGCAATGAGTGAGTTAAGAAGCCTTATAAAGCAGTATGATGAAATGATTCATAAGGATTGGAATTTAGCTACAGAGGAGCAGAAAGCTAGAGTTGAAAAGTTAAAATGTGAGGTTGATAACCTAAGTAAAGATGATACAGATAAAGAGATAACTGTAAGAGTTATGAAAGCGAGTGGAGAAAATGGAAAGTAAATTTATATCAAATGACCACTTTTATGATTTTATATTCAATTGGGATTACAAATTTTATTTTCTTGTTGGGGGATATGGGAGTTCAAAGAGTTACCATGTAGCAACTAAATTAATTATTAAGCTTCTTGAAGAAAAAAGAAAAGCTTTAGTAGTAAGAGAAGTATATGACACAATGAGAGATAGTTGTTTTTCTCTATTAGAAGAAGTTGCAGAAAGTATGGGTTTAGGAGATATATTATCATTTAAAACAAGTCCTATGAGAGTTATATTTCCAAACGGAAGTAAAATAATATTTAAAGGGATGGATAATCCAGCTAAATTAAAGTCAATAAATGGTGTATCTATAATATGGTTGGAAGAATGTTCAGAGGTTAAATACACTGGTTTTAAAGAACTCTTAGGACGTTTGAGACATCCTAATTTATCTAATCATATAATTTGTTCAACTAATCCAATTGGCGAAGATAACTGGACCTATAAACATTTCTTTAGAGATGAAGAAAAAGACAGATTTATATTAGATGATACTGTGTTATATAAAAATAGAATAGTAACAAAGAATAATACCTATTATCATCATTCGGTTGCAGATGATAATTTTTTTCTGCCAAAAAGCTATATTGAACAGCTTGATGAAATGAAAGAATATGACTACGACTTATACAGAATCGCAAGAAAAGGAAGATTTGGTATAAATGGAACTAAAGTATTACCACAGTTTGAAGTTATGGAGCATCAAGAAGTTATAAATAAAATATCTAATATACCACAAAGGTATTATAAAGTTGGATTCGACTTTGGATTTGAAAAATCATACAATGCACTTTTAAGATTAGCTATAGACCATGAAAATAAATATTTATACGTTTACTGGGAGTACTATAAGAATCAAACTACAGATGATGTGACTGTTAAAGATATTAAAGAGTTTAAAGATACTCAAGAACTAATAAAAGCTGATTCTGCTGAACCTAAAACTATAAAATATTTCAGACAACAAGGTTTTAATATATTTGGGGCTAAGAAATATGCTGGAAGTAGACTACAAAATACTAAGAAGGTTAAGAGATTTAAAAAGATTTATTGTTCAAGTGAGTGTAAACACACAATAAAAGAATTAAAGAACCTAACATACGCTACAGATAAAAATGGAAACTTAATATATGATGAATTTAATATAGACCCTCATACATTTAGTGCTATATGGTATGCACTTGATGGTTATGAGGTATCAGACATTAAAGAGCTAAAATATAGTAATGATATTTATAACAAAGGATTAGGATTGAAGAAAAATAATATACCAAATCAATATAATAAGAAAGGAGGAGTCATATTCTAGTGGATAGTGTAAAAAATACTTTGCTTGGTTTAACATCTGAACAAAAGAAAGAAATGAGAAAGATAAAAGAAGATTATTTTTTTTATAAGGGTGCAATTAGTGAAGAAGATAAGAATAAATTGGATAAAAGTTTATTAGGTCAAAGTTGGATTGTAAATGATGATTTGGACTATATTCCAACGCAATTAATAGACAATAAAATTGAGCCACTAATTAAAAAACAAGCAAGATTTTTCTTAGGAAAAGAACCTAATTTGCTGTTTAAAGCTAGAGATAAAAAAGATAAAGAAGCTTGTGAGAATTTAAGAATTTTCATTGATGATATATTAGATGATAATAAATTTTGGAGTGAGACACTAAAAGCTTTTAGGATTGCAACAGTAACTAAAAGAGTATTATTAAGGATTGAAGCTAATAAAAACGAACCAATTAGTTTATATTACCACGATTCAAGCGACTTTAATTATGAAGTTGATATGAAAGGTAATCTAACTAAAGTTGTAGTGGTTAGATTTATAAGTAAAATAGATGATGATAATTTATACAATAGATATACTTATTATTTAGAAAATGATGTGTGTAAGTTTAAAATAGAACAGTTCAAAGAGAAAGATTTAAGTAATCCTATAACTGTTCAAACATATGATACAATATTTACAAAAATACCATGCATATTATTTTTAAATGAAAGCGACCTAATAAATACAAGAGGTCAAAGTGACATAACGCAGTTAAAAGAGCTTCAAAATCAACTTAATAGAAGGGTTTCTGATTTCTCAGATGCTCTAAGATTTCAAATGTTTGGTCAAACAGCTATTATAGATGCTACTGAGGAAACTGTAAATAAAACAAAAATAGCTCCTAATGCACTGATGCCATTAAAAAGCAATGATGCAAGTGAAAATGGCAAACAGGCACAAGCAAAAAGGGTTGAAAGTTCGTTCTCTAGTGCTGAGCCAATCAATATGTTTTTAAAGAGACTTGAAGATAGTATGTCAGATAAGCTGAGTATTCCAAAACCCGAACAGCTTCTTAATATCCCTAGCGCAAAAGCTTTGAAGTATATCTATTATGATTTAATAGCTAGATGCTATGAGAAATGGAACGACTGGGAGCCAGGGATTAAACTATTAATTGATTTAATAATCGAAGCATGTGACAAACTTAATTGTTATGATAACTATGATAAAACTTGGACTAAACTAGATTATCTAATAGTTTTAGAAAAGAAATTCCCAATACCCGAAGATGAAGAAGATAACAAACGTCTTGCTATGGAGGAAGTTAACAACAATGTTAGAAGCCATAGAAGCTATATAAAAGATTTTGGTAGTGATGATGATTATGAAACGTCTTTTAATGAAGTATTAGAAGATATTGAAAAAATACAATCAGTAGAGCAAGACCAGTTCAGAAAAGATGCAGATATAGAGGTTGATGATATTGATGAAGAATTAAATAATGAATCTAATAATAAAAATTCTAATAATAACACTAATGAATAGGTATTAATATGAAAGATAACTCTTATACAAAGAAGGTTCTTGAAGCTAGAAAAAAACTTTTATTATTAGATAAGAAAATACAAATACAGATATTAAATGTCTATAAAGATGCTAGTAAAACTATTTTAAGTGATATTGCTAAAAATAAAGAGTTAAATCTAAGTAATAAATACTTAAAAAAGCTAAATAAATCAATCGAGAAGTACATTAACGAGTTAAATCAAAGATTGGTACCTATTACAGAAAAAAGCATAATAGAAGCTTCTAATATAGCTAAAGACTTGCAAATGTATTACTATCAATCAATAGTTCCAAACACATCTATGAACCTTGTATGTGATGCTATGTGTATAAAGACAACTACTAATGTTGTGAAAAAAATAGTTGCAGGTAACTTTTATAAAGATAAAAGGTCATTAGATAGTAGGATTTGGGGCTATAGTAATAAAAATAGAAAAGATATTGATAGATTAATAAAAGCTAATATTGCAAGAGGTGCTAATGCAAAGACGTTAGCAAAGAGTTTAGATAATTATGTTAATCCAACTAAAAGAACAGATGCTAAGACGTTAGAAATTGGCATGAATAAAAGTATATCTTATCAAGCTCAAAGACTTGCTAGAACCTCTATAACACATGCCTTTGTAGAAACAAGTGTTCAAAATGCAATAAATAATCCTTTCTGTGTAGGACTACAATGGAACCTAAGCTCTCAACATTATATTAGACAGGTGAAATGGAGAGGCGAGGATGAGTGTGATGAGTATGCAGAACAAAATCGTTTTGGGCTAGGTGAAGGAGTTTTCCCACCAGAAAAATATCCTATTCCACACCCAAATTGTCTTTGTTATCCAGTTCAAGTGATTGTACCAATTAGTGAAGCTTCTAAAATGATAGAGAACTGGTTAGGTGGTGGAGATAATGATATTCTTGATAGTTGGTATGACGAAATAAAACATCAAAATAATAGTGCTCCAATCATTAAGAAACAAAGAAATAAAAAGAACAAAATAACTACAAATAGCAAAGATGATAGAATTAAAAAGAATATTACTAATTCAATCAAGAATAAGTCGAAGAAAGCACCTAAGTATGTTCAAAAATATATTAATAAATATGTAAATCCAAATAAAATAATAATAGATAATAGTCAAAAAATACCTTTTATTTATTATACTAAGGTTGATTTAGTTGGTATTAATCCAAACATCAAGGAATTTAAGTCTTATAATAAAGAAGCTGCTTTACTTCATGAGTTTGCACATAGAATTGATATAAAAGAAATTAAGAGCTATAATAATATTAAGTTTCAAAAAGCTATTGAAAGTAGCTCTATATATGTTATGAAGAATATTGAGAACTTGCAAAGTATATATACTAATTCTAATGAGCTGTATAATAACGAATTTATTAGTGACATATTAGGAGCATTATCCAATAATGAGTTTGAGGATTTATTAGCAACTCATAGTGAAAAGTATTGGAGTAAAAACAGAAATAAAGAGAAAGAAATATTTGCTAATTTATTTACACTAAAGTATCAGAATAATAAAGAAATAAACAGTTTTATTAAAGAACATTTAAATAGTTTAGATAAAATATTTAATGAATTATTAGGAGGGATTTAGATTGCTTGAAGAAATGAGAAAAGATAAAAAGCTGTTAGAGTTGAGACGATTATATAAAGAAAAATATGGTAAAAATGCACCTGGATTTAACTATGATGAATACAATAGTTATGCTGAGTACAAAGAAAAGTTAAAAGAATTGATACAAAAATAAAGTGAGCACTTATTAATTAAATATTAATGAGTGCTTTTATTATGCTTAATTTTAAGGAGGAAATTGAATGTTAGAGTATTTTAAAAAGTTACTTGGGGATGAAGAAGGACAAAAAGTTTATGAAAAATTATCTAAAGATAAAGAAAATAAGCTTCTTTTAGATAATATTAAAAGTCCTAGATACGTTGAAAAGACAGAACTAGAAAATGCTAATAAAGAGATTAAAGAGTATAAAAAGCAAATAGGGGATAGAGATAAGCAACTAAATGATTTACAAGGCAAAGTTAAAGATAACAAAGAGTTGTCAGATGAAATTGAAAGTCTTAAAAATGCAAATAAAGAAATTAAAGAAAATGCAGAAAAAGAAATTGAGGTTTTAAAGTTTAATACAGCTTTTGAAAGAGCGATTGAAAGTTATAATCCTCGAAATCCAAAAGCTTTGGCAGCACTGATAAATAAAGAAAATGTTAAATTAATTGATGGTAATTTCATTGGATTAGATGAACAGATAAAAGCTTATCAAGAAAGTGATAGTTATTTATTTAAAGATAAAGAAAATATAAAAATAAAAATAGATGGTAAACCACTTGATAGCTTAGGCTCTACTACATCAAGTGTAGAAGGAAGCGAAAAAAAGAGTCTAGGAGAAAGATTAGCAGCTGAAAAAGTAGAAGCAAGTAAGGCTACAGAAACACTAGACAGCTTTTTTAAATAAAATATAAGGAGGAATAAAAGATGAGACAAAGCTCAAAAACCATTTCTATAGGTAAAAAAGACATTAGAGATATAGCAGGGGAACATCATATCAATTTAAATTTCAAGGTAAAAAAGACTGATGTACAAAGTAAATTAGTTGATGGAGTATTACCGGCAGGTACTTTGGTAAATAGTGCTGGGTTACCTGCAAATGATGCAACAACTTATGGTGTGCTATTTAATGAAGTTGATTTTAATGATTCAAAAGGAACAGAAGTATTACCAATTTTGGTACATGGCTTTCTTAATAAAGCTATATTAAAAGAATACACAAATGAAGAAATAACTGTTGAAGCTGAAAAAGCAGTAGCAGGAAGAATATTATTTATATAATAGGAGGATGAAAACACTAATGGAATTAAAAAACTTTATAAATTCTAGGGAAATAGCTTTATATATTAAAAATTTACCACCACAAACAACTATTGACGAAGCTTTATTTCCAATAACAAAACAATTATCTACAGAGATAGAAATAGCAAAAGGAAGTAAGAAGAAACCAGTCGCACTACGAATGAGTACATTTAATTCAGCAGCAAAAGTAAGAGCATTGAAAGCAGATGTATCCATAGAGAAAAAAGAAATGCCATTCTTCAAGGAAGCTATTGGAATTGATGAAAATGACAGAAGACAATTGATTATATACCAAACTGCCAACAACCAAAATCTAGTAGAGTCTTTAATTAAAACTGTATTTGAAAACTATGCAAATTTAGTAGATGGTGCAGGAGTTCAAATGACAAGGATGAGAGCACAACTGATGCAAAAAGGTGAAATAGAACTTATTACAAAAGATGGAGATGTTGTTGCTGATTATGATATACCAGCTAACCATAAAGAAGTGTTAACAGGAAGTGCAATGTGGAGTGACTCTAAGGCTGATGTAGTAGGCGATATAAAAAGATGGCAAAAAGTATTTATTGATGAAGGTTCAGAAAAACCTACAAGAATGTTGTTAACTGAAAAAACATTCGGATATATAACTCAAAATGAAGCTATAACAAAAGATTTAAAAACTAGAAGTTTTGGAGATATAATTCTCACTGATGATGATTATATTTCATTTTTAAAGAAAAAATTAGATTTAGAGATAGGAATTTTAAATGGAACTTTCTTAAATGAAGAAGAAAAAACAATGAGTTATTATGAGGATAATCTTGTATCTTTAATTCCAAAGGGAGCTATAGGTAAAACTATATTTGGTACTACTCCAGAGGAGTTCGATAGCCAATATGGCAGTGGAAAATTAGATACACAAGTCGTAAAAACTGGTATAGCAATTACAACTATGGTTAAGGAAGACCCTGTTGCAGTAGATACAAAAGTTTCTATGGTAGGAATACCAAGTTTTGAGAGAGCAGATGATTGTTTCTTTGCTACAGTAGCATCTTAAAAAAGGAGGATATTATGGCTAAAAAGAAAGATAATTTAATGCAAGTAAAAGCTTTGGTATATCTAAAGTATGATAATGGATGTTATAAAATAGATGATGTGTTTGAGATTAGAAAAGCTGACCAAGAACTTATGGAGGAAAAAGGATATATAGAAGTAATAGGAGAAGCTGAGGAAAAGAATAATAATGAGATTCTCAACAAAGATGGTGAGTAGACATGGCTATTAACAATTTAGATAAATTAAAACTCAATCTACAAGAAGAAGAGTATCCTTATTTTACAGATAAACAACTTGTGATGTTATTAGAATCTAATGAGAATAATGTTTTAAAAGCTTCATGGAGAGGTTGTTTACTCAAAGGTTCTACAGATGATTGTATTAAAATAGGTCCTATAGAAACTAAAAGTAGTAATAGTTCATACTGGTTGTCATTAGCAGATATATATAAAACTGACTATTTAGAAGAAAAATCAAAGAATGAAACAACTATTACAGGATATAAGACATCTATGATAAGAGCTGATGGCCAATGAGAAAATTAAGAGCTGATAAGATAATAAAAACTATTAATCGAGGGATAGCTTTAAATCCTCAAACAATAACTATAGAGCAAGAAATTAAAAAAATAGTGGATGGAGCTATTGAGATTACAAATGAAATAAAAGAACTAACAGTAGTTATATATCCCGAAAAAACTAATGATACAGTAATAAGTAGTGAAACTATTGGTACAGCTTATAAAAATAAAAATTTTGGTATGGTTGCAGATAAAGAAGCTAGTTTAAGATTAAATACTGAAAGTGATATAACTTTTAAATGTATTGAAGGCACTATGAAATTAAATTATGTAAATCCTATTGCAGTTGAGGAAAAGATTTGTGGATATATATGTGGTCTTGAAAAGCTAGATTAGAGGTGGGTTAGTGTGAGTGTGTTTACTAAAGCTATAAATGAAATTGATAGAAAAAAGGCTACAATGCCACTTTTATGTATGAATATAGCTTTTATGCTAGAAGGAGAAGCTAAGAATAGTGCAAAATGGACTGATAGGACAGGAAATGCAAGACAAGGCATAACAGGAACCAGCTTAGGTGGAGGAAATCAATACATTGTCCGTCTAGGTCATGGAGTTGACTATGGAACTGTTTTAGAGGAAGGTTCAGCACCTCATGTTATAAAACCAAGAAATGCTAAAGCTTTGTTTTGGAATGGAGCTTCACATCCTGTAAAACAAGTACAACATCCTGGTACTAAAGGTACACATTCTTTAGAGTCTACAGTCAGTAGGAATATGCCTAAAATAGGTAAATTAGTAGAAGGACATTGGAGTAAATAATATGAGAGCAGGAATAAGAAACACCTTAATTGAGAACATATCAAAGCTTAAAGATTGTTATGAACCAACTGTACCTAATAAAAAGACTATAAAACCATATGCTGTAATTGTTCAAGGCGAAGATTCTGACAGCGAGGGCGAGGTTATAGGTTTTAGAAGAAACATAAATATTTGGTTATATGAGAAAAGGACTACATTTAATAAACTAGATGAACTTACAAAAGAAGTTATAGAAACATTAGATTTTAAAACTATAACAGATGATACTACTAACGAGGTATTTACATGTATTTATGAGGGTGCAGTTGGTCAAGATGTCATAGATGAAGAATGGGAAGCTATAATAAGATGTCTAAGGTTTAGTGTAATAGCTTTAGATGATAAAGAGGATATAACTAGTGATAGATGGGTAGAAGCTCTATCTAAGTACACAAAAGATTTATTAGAAATCGAGAGTTACAAAGATAATTGGAAGAAAAACTTTATAGCTCCATGTGCATTATGGCGAACTACACATATTGAAAATAAAAGAATTAACTATCATTTAATTGAGATTACTAAAACTATGAAATGTCATGTTGTTAGCAAAAATAAGGATGAAATAGTTAAGCTTCTTGAAGCATTAGAAACAAGCTTAATAATAGATAAAAGAGTAAGGCTTAGAGAAGATAAGAATATGTATTTAACTCTTGTTAGTGTAGTTGAGGATAGGGAATCAGATATGTTTACAACTGGACAATTAACAGCTGTGTTTAAAATGATAGGAAAGATAAAAAGAGAAGGTCCTACTATGGATAAAATTTATGGTAATGGAAATTTAAAATAGGAGGTGCAAGGATTGGCTGAAACAAATAATAAAAAGATTAATGTAAGTAAGCAAGAAGAAAAATATTTGAAAAGTGATTTTATAAAAAATAGCGAAGCACTTGGCTACAAGAAAGAAGTAGTTGCAGGTGCTTTATTTAATTGTAAGAAAGAAGAACTTACAAAATCAGAGTTTGAGAAAGCAATAAAAGAGTTTTTAGAAAGAGAGGTGAAGTAAAATGGCAACTGGCACATGGAATGAAAAAGAAAAAAAGGAGATACCTGGTTTTTATAACAGGTTTAAGACTCAAGCAGAAAAGTCTACAAATACAGGTTTAAAGGGTAGATTAGCAATGCCTATTAGAGCTAATTGGGGAGATGTAGGTAAGGTAATAACAATAAAAAATGATTTGAGACAACCTAAAACTTTATTTGGTGATGATATGAGTTATTCAGCTTTTAAACTAGGAAAACTAGCTTTATTAGGGAATGTAAAGGAACTATTGTTGTATAGACTTGTAGATGGAAATCAAAAAAATGGTACATTAACACTAAAAGATACTACAGAGAATAGTGCAAAAGATGTAATTAAGCTAGAAACTAAATATCCAACTAGCAGAAATTTTAATGTAACAATAAAATCTAATCTAGTAGATGCAGATAAAAAAGACTTTGTATTCTTCGAAGGAACTAAACAGTTATTTAGTTCAAGTGTTAAAGGTACTATAGATGAAATAGTGCTAGAAATAAACTCAAATTTAGATAATGAGTATGTAATTGCAACTAAAGTAGCTGATAGTGATACAACTCTAGCAAATGTGGTAAATCAAGCTTTAGAGGGTGGTAATGATGGTTGCACATCTATTACTAATGAGTCTTATCTAAAAGCACTAGAAGAATTTGAAAGATATAGTTTTGATAGCTTTGCACTTGATGGTGTGGCTGATGAAGCATTGCAGGAAACTACAAAAGCTTGGGTAGCTAAAAATAAAGAATTAGGAAAAGATATACTACTTTTTCTAGGTGGAAAAACAGAGGATAATATAAAACAGATAAATGATAAATCAAAAAGTTTCAATGATGAAAATATAGTTAACGTTGGAAGCTCAGCTTATTATGAAAATATAAAATATACACCTAGTGAAGTAGCTGTTTACATTGCTGCTCTTTCTGTAAGTAAAGGTATAACAGGAAGTATATGTAATGCTAAGACTATATTTGAAGAAGTAGAACCAAGATTAAGTCAATCAGAAGTTAAAGAGTGTTTGAAAAGTGGTACTTTAATCTTAGACTTTGATGATGGAGATGTAATTATAGTTGATGATGTAAACACATTTAAAAAGTATACAGATGATAAGAATGAAGCAATGGGATATATATCTAATATTATGTTTATTAACACTATAAATAAAGATACTTCATTGAAAAGAAAAGAGTTTGTAGGGAAAATATTTAATGATACAACAGGGCAGACAACTGTTATATGCGCATTAAAGAAATATTTTGAAGAATTGATGTCACAGGGCATCATATCAGAATTTAATGTTGATATAGATGCAGAACTTCAAACAACTGCCAAAGCAGATGAGTTCTATTGGAAATGGGATGCTATTAAGGTTGATGTAATGAAGAAAATTTATGGAACTGGTTATTTAGGATAGGGAGGTGTAAAAGATGGGTAAATACAATGATGATTATATAGAAGAAGCTGGATTTCTAAATGGTTCAGATGTAACTGTTTATATAGATGGCGAAGAAGAATTGTATATAGAAGAAATAAAAGCTGACTTTGAGCAAGATGAACAAAGTATTAAATTGTTAGGTTGTGAAAGCGAAGTATCTATAGGTGGAACTACTAAAGGTTCATTTTCTCTAAATGGTTTCAAAACAAGCTCAAAGTTTCTAGAGCTTAGATTTAAAACTTTTGAAATAGTATATAATGTAAGAAATTCGGAAACATTAGGATATGAAAGTGTTAGATTAAAAAAATGTAGGCTAAAGAAAATACCACTTATAAATGGTAAGGCAGGAGGAATTATAAAAGAAGAATTAGAAGGAACATTTAGTGGATATGAGTTATTAAATAAACTTTAAGATAAAACAGTGCTGCACTTAAAGCTATAAACAATTAATTTTGTTTGTAGCTTTTTTATTAAAATAAAAAATATTGGAGGAAAGAATATGTTAGATATGGATAAAAGAGAGTTAGAAAATGAGGAAGCAATAAAAGAAAATAATGTCGTTGCTGAAGAAATGGAAAACGAGGATTATAGTATAGATGAAGAAATGGAAGAAGAAGATGACGAGTTAGATGAATCTAAAGAAAATGAAATATTACTTAATCTAGCTGATGATGAGATTTTTAGAAGATTAACATGTGCAAGTGAGCCCCCTACAAAGACACTCAAAATTGATAGAGTAAAAATACCAATAACTATAAAAGCTTTTACAGAACAAGAAATAACTAGCATAAGAAAAAAATGTACTAAACCAAATAAATTAAAAAATGGGTTTACAGAGGATAAAGTTAATAGTGATTTAATGAATTTAATGTTACTTGAAAGAGGAATTATAAAACCTAATTTTAACAATAAAAACTTCTTAGAAAACAACAGTTTTTCTGATGCTAAAGCAGCTTTAAAAAGACTATTTTTAGCAGGAGAACTTCAAACTATTGCAGATGAAATATTGAAATTATCTGGTTATGATGAGGTATTAGAGGAAATTGAAATAAAAAACTAATTAAGCATGGTAGAGTTGTAACCAGTCTATTCAATGTATTTGTAAAAACTAGGATTCTACCTGATGAATTTGTTAAAAAAGATAAGCTAGTGCAAAAACTAATATTAGGATTTGTTAATTATGAAATTGAATTAGAAGAAAAAGCAAATAAATCTAAATAGAAAGTGAGGTGAGAGAAATAGCCAAAAAAGAGATGTATCATATTGATGTTGTAATTGGTGTAAAAGGTGATGCAGAAACTAAAAACAAGCTGAGTGCTGCTGAAAAAATAGCTGAACGTACTGAAAAACGGATGCAAAAGCTTAATAAAATAAAAGCTAACCCAGCTATTAGAATAAATGATAGAGCTTCTAACACTATAAATAAAATAAATGGCAGCATGAATAAAACCAGAAGAACAGTAACAGCAACAATAAAGGCTAAAGATAATGCGAGTTCTACAGTTAGTAAAGTTAATAGTAATGTTAATAAAGCTAGAAAGACAGTAACAGCAAGGATAAAAGCTACAGATAACGCAAGCTCTACTGTTAACAAAGTTAATAACAAGATAAAAGAAGTTGCTAAGCCTGTACCTCCTGTGATAATTCGAGGACAAGATGAGTCTAGCTCTATAATAGATAAAGTGAAAGCTAAGATACAGAACTTAAAAGCTGATACTATTATAAAAATAAAGTCTCAAGCTGATGAAGCTATAAACACTATTTCTCGAACTAAAAATAAATTACAAGAATTTGTGAGTAAGAGATATGAAGCATCAGTCAAAATTCGAGATGAAGCTAGTTCAGCACTTGGAGGAATTACAGGAAAAATAAACTCTTTTGTGAGTGGAGCTATTAGTAAATTCGCTCAGTTGACGGCTGCCGCAGGAGCTTTAATTGGAGGAATTGGTGTTGGGAGTGTTGTAAAAGGATTTGCAACTTTTGAACAAAGTATGAAGAATGCACAAGCAGTAAGTGGAGCAACAGGAAAAGAGTTAGAAGCTTTAACTGCAAAAGCTAGACAATTAGGGAGAGACACTAGCTTTACGGCAAAAGATGCAGGAGATGCTTTTTATTATATGGGTATGGCAGGATGGAAGTCCGAGCAAATGATAAAAGCAATTCCTGACGTTCTTAACTTGGCAGCAGCAGGAGGAACAGATTTGGCACTAACGTCTAAAGTATATTGGACAGCTATAGAGAAATCTATAGTAAAAAATATGGGGTTAAAATAGGGAAGCCTAAGTATAAATTTATATATGGTAATCTATTGCCACTTTATTTAGAAATAGGTAAAAGGCTTAACGACTAGATTAGTAATCTAAGTCCTTATATGGATATGATGAAAATCCACGAAATCCCACACTCTAACGTAAAGTCGAGGGTGATGAAATAGTCTGAACTATATAGAAATATATAGAAGCTAAGATAAAGAGCTTAGTGTATAACAAAATGGATATAGTGACGGATGGTTTAACTGCATTGGGACTAACTGCAAATGATACTACCGAATTTGTCGACGTAATGGCGGCAACAATAACTAATTCTAATACAAGTGTTGAGTTGATGGGTGAATGGATTGCCCATGTAAAAGCTATTTAATTCGGTGAACCCTAAGTTGATTTTTTAATATGGGAATACCGAGCGAAGCTAGTTTGGAAACGACTAGAACGTGTAACGACTAGACAAAGTATACTAAGTAAAAGTATTTTTATATGTTGAAATGTCCACGAACAGTAGCTATCGAATTTCTAAATTTGATAAAGATATAGTCTGAACTATATAGAAATATATAGAAGCTAAGGATAAAGAACCTTTGCGATAACAAAATTGGAGACATTCAAATATGTTGGCTCTATGGGCGGAGCTTTGGGCGTATCTATGAAAGACCTTTCATTAGCTACAGGGCTAATGGCGAGTGCATCTGTTAAAGGTAGATAAGACTGCCGTTCTAAATAGTGATGTTTAGAATTATAATCGGGTAAAATCGGTGAAGGTTAAGTTTAATTTAATTAAATATGTTAATACCGAGATAACTATAAATTTAAAATTTTTATAGTATTGTAGAGCATAGAGATTGAAACTAGAAATAGAATATAATATCTCCAAGAGTATCCGACTACTTTTTTAAAGTAGAAAATGTATGCCGAACTTATAGGAAACTATAAGAACTAGAGGATAAAAAGCTTCTAGGATAACAAATTTGAGTATGGCAGGTACTTCGCTAAGAGGAGGTCTAGTTAGATTAATAAAACCACCAGCAGAAGCAGCTTCTGCAATAAAGAAGTATGGAATAGAATTAAAGAAAAATAAAGATGGAAGTTTAGATTTAGCAGGAACGATAGGAAGTTTAAGAGAAAAACTTGGTGGATTAGAAAAAGTTGAAAAAGGAGCTGCTATACAATCTATTTTTGGAAGAACAGCAATGGCAGGTTGGGCGGCAGTTGTAAATGCTAGTGAAAGTGACTTTAATAAATTAACAACAGCTATAAATGAAAGTGAAGGAGAAGCTAAGAGGATAGCTGACATGAAACTTGATACTCTGTCGGGACAATTTACACTTTTAAAAAGTGCTATTGATGATGTAAGAATAAGTGTAGGAAGTAAATTAGGTCCTATGACACGCCAATTTGTAGAGAAACTTATAAAAGATATGCCAAAAATAGGCGATTCTATAGTTGGAGTGACAGAAAAATTTGTTAATAACTTTGACAAAATAAAGGCAGGATTCCAAGTTTTGTTACCTGGAATCGGAGCATTAATTGGTGCAATTACATTATTAAAAGTAGCATTTGCTTTTGGTAGTGCAATAAAGTCGCTAAGAATACTTAAGGCAGCTATAGGAGCTACAAGCATAAGTGCAATGTTATTACCAATTGCTATAGGAGCTATAGTTGTGGCTTTTGCAGGAATGTCTGTTGCTATCTCTAATAATAAAGTGGCAATAATGTCTTTGCAAGAGAGGTTTGGTGTCTTTGGTGATTTTGTAACAGGACTCATGGAAAGAGTTGGAGGAACAATAAAACTTATAGGAGGAAATCTTCTTATAGTTATAGGTGCTATAGGTCAAGCTATAGGAATATTACTATCAAATAAAAGTTGGGGAGAGAAAGCTTCTTCATTAAAAAATCTCTTTGGCAAAACTATGTCAGAGATAAAAACAAATACAAAAGAAGCTTTGAGTGATATAGCAGGAGAAACTTCAAATGCTACAGCTATGTTGAAAACTGCTAGCCAAAAACAATTACAAGGTGTTACCAAAGCCTTTTCAACAGCTTTTGAACAATCTAAAAATATAACTGAGAGAAAGTCGGGTGAAATTGCAAAGGCTCTAGGAAATTCTTTAGATGGTATGGGCGAAAGTTCTCTTACTATGATGCGAGGGTTAAATGATAATATGGCTATAATTTTGTCAGGTGTAAGTGCTAATATGAAACCTGATGAAAAGGTTGAAAAGATTACTAAAAATTTAAATGACGCTTTTAAGGCAGGAAAATTAAATGCAGAAGACTACAGAAATAGCATACAAGAAACCATGAATTTTATAAATAAGTATGGAGCTGGTTCTTCAAATAGTGTTAAACAAGGTATGAGTAATGCTTTCAATGCATTTAAAGAAGGAACAAACGTAGGTGGGTTGAAAGATGGAGTAACAGGAATGCTAAATTCGCTGAAATCAACAGGACCACAGGCTCTAGAAACATTAAAAAGCTTGGGAGGAAAAGCAAGCGAGATTTTTAAGGGAGTAGATTTTAATTCTTCTATAGATACACAAAAAACTAAAGTATTGCAAAATTTAAAAAATCTAGGTTTAGAAGGTACACAAGCTATAGACACATTAAGAACTATTTTTTCACAAGCTTCTACTGCACTAGATACTACAAACCTAAAGCAAGGTTTGAGTGATACATTTAATTCGTTTAAAATTGGTTTTAATCAAGACGGTATGAATGGAGCAATAAGCAGTATGCTTGGTACCATTAATCAAATAGGACCACAGATGCAAGCAGCTCTAGGGAAAATGGATGGAAAGATGGGGCAAGTATTTGCTGATGTAGACTTTAGCACTCCAATAGAAACACAAGCCAGTAAAGTTCTTGAAAATTTGAATAATTTAGGGATAGAAGGACCAAAGACTCTAGAAACTGTAAGGAGTATCTTTGCTCAAGCATCTTCACAAATACAAGGTTCAGCTTCTCAAACAGCACAACAAGCGAATCAAGAAGTGGCTAATGCTCTAACTCAAGGTAACCCAGCTGTACAACAAGCAGGGCAACAATTAGGTACAGATTTGACAAATGGTGTAGTAAATGGAGTTCAAGCAGGGGTGCCAGCTGTTCAGCAAAAAAGTAATGAACTAGCTACAGCTACACAAAATGGAGTAACAAATGCTGTAAATAGTGCAACTCCTCAAATAGATAATAGTAATCTTACAAGTGGAATAGATACGGCATTTAACCAAGCTACTGCAACAGTTCAGCAAGGAGCTACAAACATGTATAACGGGGCTAAACAAAGCTTTACACAACTATCACAGATAGGAAGAGAAGCAGGTTCAAGCTTATACAATGGGGCTACAACTTCTTTTAATATGTTAGCAACAAACGTTAGAGTAGCATGTAGTAATATGTACAATGGAGCTAGGACATCTTTTACAAGCTTAAGCAGTTCAGCAATAAGTGCCATTTCTGCTATGTGCAGTTATGTAGTAAGTCAAGTTAGTGCTATGTCGAGTCAAATTATTAGTTACTGGAATAGTGTAAGAGCAACAGTTTCAGCACCAATCTCTGCATCTTTTAATGTTAAGACTACTCAAACAACTGTCAAAAGAACAGTAAATGAAGGAGGCGGGATACTAAGTAATATATTTGGTCGATTTGCTGATGGTGGAGTTGCAAGTAAACCAAGTATTTGTGGAGAAGATGGAGCTGAAATGGTGATTCCTCTTTCTAACAATAGAAGAAATCGAGCGATAGGCTTGTATGAACAAACAGGCAAAATGTTAGGTTTAAGCTCAACCCCATCACAAAAAATTGGAGAAAGTTATTCTAATGTTGTAAATAATGTTAGACAATTTCCTCTTACAAATGTTTTAGATACAGATAATAAAGAATATAGAGAAGCTACACCAAATAGCGTTAATTCTTCTAGCAACACTATAAATTTAGGTGGAATATCTATAAATATTCAAGAGAGTAATAACAAGGAAGAAATGATACAAGAAATATTATCTCAAGTAGAAGATGGACTAAGAGAAGCATTACAAGACATTGGATAATGTCGAATTATTGTTAAAAAATTCCTCTTTATAGATGTTATAATAGTGTTATAAAATAGCTATCTATGAGGGGGACGAATATGAAAAAAGTTGTAAGATTGCTAATTGCTTTCCTTATTTTTTTTATAATAGCGATAGGTATCACATTTTTTATGGCTTCTATGGAGGAGAAAACTCCGAATAACAATTCAGAAGGAATAAAAAATGAGCAAAAAGATAGGGAAGAGACTAAAAATAAAGTGCAAGAAGAAGCTAAGAAAAAAGAGGAAATAGAGAAAAAATCCTCAGAGGAGAACAAAGGAAACATGGAAACGAAAAAACAAACATTAACTGGTGAAGAATTAAAGAAAAAAGTTGATTCTATAATTCCAGCAGAGTATAAAGGAAATTACTACACAAATGATGTACTAGATACAGATGGTAGCTATGTACTTAGTTTACAAGTTCAAAATGCAAGTTTTGACAACGAAAGTAGTTGTAAGGCATTTACTAAAGACTTGATTAACAAGTTAAAAGAATTCAGAATAGATTCAGCAGAAATTTATTTCGTGGGTTCAAGCGGTCAAACAACATATCAAATTAACATAGATGACTTTTTGAAAGTTCAAGATAATATTGATAGCATAGACGATATGGAGTTTTTCTCTTTTAAAGATTTTAAAAATTAGAAACAAAATAGAGACATTTGCTTAAATAGCATGTGTCTCTATTTTGTCAAATTATGTTATAATAGTACTTAAGAAATATAATTTTATATTAACTAAGTGGTATGTAAAGCTTAAAGCTGTTGTAGATTTTGTAAGTAATGGATTTTGTTTTATATTAACTAAGTGGTATGTAAAGGGTGCTTATATAAACTTTATCTCAGCTAAGAGGGCAAGTTTTATATTAACTATGTGGTATATAAAGATTGCAATAACTGGGAAAGATATAGCAGAAGCATTAAGTTTTATATTAACTAAGTGGTATGTAAAGACTAGTGATTGTGTCTGAGCACCATTTAAAGTTTTAGTTTTATATTAACTAAGTGGTATGTAAAGAAAAGAGCTGCAACAGCTATGAGAAAATATGGAATAATTTTATATTAACTAAGTGGTATATAAATACATTGTAGGTGGGTGGTGAAACACCACATACATTGTTTTATGTTTAAAATTAAATAGAAAAAGGAAGCACTTACTTTTTGGTATGTGCTTTTGTTTTGTCTTATATTGGAAATTTGTCTAAAGATAAATTATAATGATTATATAGATATTTATTAGGGGGATTATACTATGGGATTATTCAAAAAAAAGGAAAAAGAAAAAGGAATTTGTATGATTTGTGGTAATGAAGGAAATGCTTTAAAAACTGTAGATAATGAGTTTTTGTGTGATGAATGTTTTGAAAAATGTAGAGGCGAAATAGCTGTTCTTGGAAAAGGATTAAAAAAACTGACAAGTAAGGAAGTTATGAATGCTGTAGAGCTATGTAGAGATAGTTTTGGAAATTTTGTTAAAAACACATTAATACAAATTGTATATTTAGGAGGTCATCCTTTATTTAATAGAGAAGAGATGATTTGTCTCTTAATTAGAAGTGACAAGATAGTTGTTAAAGCTTTTGGAACAGGACCTATTCCTATAGTGGATGTATTTGAAGTTTCCTATTCAGACATAAAGAGTGTTTCAATTGAAAAAGAAGAAGAAGTTATCAGAAGGTATACAGCAACTAGAATAGCTTTATTTGGTCCATTTGCTCTTGCAATGCAAAAGGCAGAGCTTAATAAAAAAGAATACTTGATAATTGAATGTAATGATTTTATATTGTCTTTTGATAAAAATGATGAAGCTTTAGCAACTGTATATAAGAATTTAATTGAATATAGAAAAAATAATGGAATTAGAAATGTTAAAGAGAGTAAAGTTGAAAAAAATAAGATAACTAATTCATTAGAACAAATAAAAACATTAAAAGAACTATTAGATATGGAAGCTATCACGCAAGAAGAATTTGATGTTAAGAAAAAAGAATTATTAAATTTATAATATAGTAAAAATATATGTTTTATATTAGCTTAGTATGAATTTAGTACTGAACTCTACTTTATATTAATTAAACTACATATAAATAAAATCAAAGCCATGAAATTCGTGGATTAGAAATTTTATTCTATACTAACTATCAAAACTAAATAGATAATATAGTAAGCACTTACAAATATGTAGGTGCTTTTGTTTTGCTCAAGTTTGGTCGGTTGAGTAAAATAATTAGAAAAAATTGGTAGAGACCTATTGATTTATTGTACGTACTGTATTATAATTTAAGTACGGACAATAAAAAGAGAGGTGATAAGATGTCCAATAAAATAGGCAGACCACCAAAAGAAAATTCCAAAAAATTAAGATTTGAAGTTAGACTTAACCAAGAGCAAGCTGATATATTGAATGAGTGTTCTGAAAATCTTAAAATATCTAAAACAGATGTTGTAATTAGAGGAATTGAATTGGTGAAAGAGAAGCTTGACAAAAACAAATAAAAAACAGCCGCTGCACCGACCAAAGCACTTGCGACTGTTTCCCAAAGAAGTTACCTTCTATGAAATATATTCTATCATAGTAAGGGACTTCTTACAATCAAATTTAAGGAGGATTTTACTATGAATGAATTAATGAATTTTGAAGGAAAAGAAATAGAGGTATTCGAATTTGAAGGGCAAATTTTATTTAATCCATATGACTGTGGAAGATGCCTAGAGTTAAGTGATAGTGCAATAAGAAATCACTTATCTAAAATGAATGATACTCAAGCTATCTTGTTAAAAAATTCTAATGTCCTAGATAAGGACTTTAGAAAGTTGCATAATACAGGCGAAAAGTTCTTAACTGAGAGTGGAGTATATAAGTTAATATTTAAATCTCAGAAAGAAGAAGCAGAAAAGTTTCAAGACTGGATAAGTGATGAAGTATTACCTCAGATTCGACAACATGGTGCATACATAACTAACAATGCTAATCCAGATAAGTTGAGAGAAAAAGCAAGTGAGATTGAAAAGTTACAACTGGCTTATAATAGTACATCTATGTTAAAAGAATTACTAGATGATGCAGGCTTTGATAATAAATCTAAGTTACTAACAGCAAAGACATTGTACAAAAAAGCGGGAATTGATTTACCAATTGAGATAGATGAAGAAGAACATTATTTTGATACAAAGCAAATAGCATCTAAACTGAAAATATATTCTAAGAGTAATAAGCCAGCTCAGATGGCTGTTTGTGAAATCATTAAAAAGATAAAATTAGAAGAAAATGAAGTTAAGGAAATTTGGGAGACAAATGGTTCTTGGACTGGTACTGTAAATAAGTATACACAAAGTGTAATAGATAAGGTTAAGTGCTGGATAGATGATAATAATAAGCCTGCTAAGATACAGGGTGAAAAGAAGAATTATCATGTGGTTTATAAGATTGAGTAAATTCTATTGTATTAAATAATTTATTTTAGTTTAGTCTTGAGGGGGATTAATACAATGTATGAGAATTTACTTGATATGGATAGGATAGAACTTATTAAAGAACTTGGAAGTATCTTTGAAAAAATGAGAAATGAAAATCCAGAAAGATTTTATAGATTTGTAAATTTAGTGAAAGAAGAAGTTAGGAAATCAGAAGAGAAAGAGAATAAATAACATAGATAAAGCACTTGGATATTACATAGTTTCAAGTGCTTTGTTTGGTATAAAATGGTATAATAGAAGTAAGAGTTATATTAACAATGTGGTATGTAAATGGAGTAAACATAAATACTTTTGGTCATGGTTACACAGTTTTATATTAACTAAGTGGTATGTAAAGTTCATTGTTGGCACTATATGAGTACCATTTTTACTAATTTTATATTAACTAAGTGGTATGTAAAGACTAAAACATATTTAGTACTACCTTTTTTCTTAACTCATTTTATATTAACTATGTGGTATGTAAAGTCTTCAACTTCTTGTGCAACTTTTTTAGCTGCTTCTAATTTTATATTAACTATGTGGTATGTAAAGGTTTTTATTGAAGTTTTTACTGTATTAGAATAAGCTAGTTTTATATTAACTATGTGGTATGTAAAGAAAAATACAATAAAAATATCTATAAATATGTTATTAGTTTTATATTAACTATGTGGTATGTAAATTTAAATGATGCAGCAAAAGGTGCAAAAGACACAGCAGATTTTATATTAACTAAGTGGTATGTAAAGGCTGGAATTAATGCGACTACAGTAGAAGAAAAGAAAATTTTATATTAACTAAGTGGTATGTAAAGTTGTAAACATATAAGTTGCCTTGAATCATATAAGCATATTTTATATTAACTAAGTGGTATGTAAAGGTCGCAACAAAAGCATGATAAGATTTGTTTCCACCAAATTTTATATTAACTAAATGGCATGTAAGTCAGCATTCTAAGTGGGTGGTAAAACACCATATACCTCGTTTTATATTAACAATGTGGTATGTAAAGTTTATAAATTTATCTATAAAGGTTCGAAATACCTTACGTTTTATATTAACTATGTGGATTCAAAATTAAATAAAGAAAAGGAAGCACTTACAAACATGTAGGTGCTTTTGTTTTGCTCAAAATTGGTCGGTTGAGTAAACTAATTAGAAAAAATTAGTAAAAACCTATTGAATTATTGGCAGACATCAATTATAATAATAAGTGTCAGCCAATAATCATACAGGAGGTGATTACTATAACTAAAAATAAGGTTGGCAGACCTAAAATGGAAACTGCTATGAATAAAAGAATTACAGTTAGATTGGATAGTAAGCATGAAGAAATTTTAGAAACATATACAAAAAAATATGGTATTACTAAAAATGAAGCTGTAAGAAAAGGTATTGAGAAGTTAGAAGAGAAGGAATAAAAAATAAGGGTCACTCTCCCCGACCAAAGATTGAGTAACCCCTATTGATGTATACTACAAATATACTAATGTTAGTATACATCATTCCTTAAAAAAATTCAAACTTAAGGAGTGTAATATTATGAAAAATTTAATAGTAAAAGAGTTCAATGGAAGTCAAATTTATACTTTTATGTGGAATGACAAACCATGCTGGATAGCAAAACAAATAGTAGAATTATTTGGATATGCAGATGCTACTGTAACAATAAATCAATGTGTTGAAGCAGAAGCTTTTGAGAATGGTTTAGAATTTGAAGTTTTAATTAAGGAAGATTTAAAGAGATTTAAGAATATAGTTAATGAAGTGACTAAGAATACTTTAGTCAGTTCAAATATAATAAATAAACATACTCCAAACTTAACTATTTTTTATGAAGATGGTTTATATGGATTTTTACAATACACAGATAAACCAATTGGTGTACAGTTTAGAAAATGGCTTAGACGAGAAGTTTTACCAGCTATTCGACAACATGGTGCATACATAACAAATAATGCTGACCCTCAAGCATTAAGAGACAGGGCAAATGAAATAGAAAGCCTAGATACAGTTAATAAAACAATAGAAATACTAACTCCTTTTCTAAACGGCGCTGGAATAGATGAAAAAGCAAAGTTACTTACAGCAAAAACTATCTATAAGAAAGCAGGAATAGAGTTACCTTTGGAGATTGAAGAAAAAGAGCATTTTTATGATACAGTACAGATAGCAACTAAGTTAAACATTTATTCTAAGTCTAATAAGCCTGCATTTCATGCAGTAGGTGAAATTATTAAGAAGTTAGATATACAAGATAATGAAAAGTTAGTAGTACTAGAGAGTAAAAGAGGTTGGAGTGGAAGTGTCAATAAGTATTCACAGAGTGTAATAGACAAGATTAGTAAATGGATAGAGGAGAATAATAGACCTGATAAGATTGCAGGTGAAAAGAAGAATTATCATGTAGTATATAAAATTGAGTAAATTCTATTGTATTAAATAATTTATTTTAGTTTAGTTTTGAGGGGGATTAATACAATGTGTGAGAATTTACTTGATATGGATAGAATAGAACTTATTAAAGAACTTGAAAGTATCTTTGAAAAGATGAAAAATGAAAATCCAGAAAGATTTTATAGATTTGTAAATTTAGTGAAAGAAGAAGGTAGGAAAAAAGAAAAGAAAGAGAATAAATAATATAAATAAAGCACTTGGATATTATGTTGTTTCAAGTGCTTTATATGTTAAAAAATGGTATAATATAGGTAAGAGTTTTGCAGTGAGCGATTTTTATGTTTAAGTATGGTTTAACAATTGGAATACAAGGTATTGAGAGTATACGATAAGTGTTATCAACTGCACTACTCATGGTTCACTGCAAATTTGAGAGAGTTTTATGTGTGTAAGTATTGTAAATACTCAATTTATTTTGGGGTTTTATATTAACTATGTGGTATGTAAAGCAAAATGTCTAAAGAATTACCACCATCTTTTTCGATAGTTTTATATTAACTATGTGGTATGTAAAGTAGTCTTATTTTCAGCGCAGCCATTTACTACAAGTTTGTTTTATATTAACTATGTGGTATGTAAAGCGATATGCATCTGTATAAGTTTGATGTATTTCATCAAGTTTTATATTAACTATGTGGTATGTAAAGGTTGAATTTATGGATGATGCAATGGCAGCTCTTAGAGTTTTATATTAACTATGTGGTATGTAAAGAAAATAATTATATTCTTTTCTAACCTGTCAAGAAGCGTTTTATATTAACTAAGTGGTATGTAAAGTTTTTTGAGGATGAAAAAGAGGAAACAAGAACAGCAGTTTTATATTAACTAAGTGGTATGTAAAGGTTTATATGTTAAAAAGAAGTGTGGAAGAAGTCGAAAGTTTTATATTAACTAAGTGGTATGTAAAGTCTTCTTTTGAGATAAACAGTAAAGTAATAGTAAATAATTTATACTAACTATGTGGACTTAAAATTAAAAATATCAAAGAACACTTACTTAAATAGTAGGTGTTTTTTTAATTGAAAGGATGTGATGATAATGAAAAAAGTAATAAATAGGAAAAATATGTAAGAGTTATATGTTATAATATTCATGCAAGGAAAAAATGATTGAAAAAGTGTAAGAGTAGTTATTTCCATATTAAACGCCAAATTCCATAGTGGAAGGAGGTGGAGCGATATGGTAATAGATTTTTTATTAAGTGTACTAGCTGGTGTTGTATCAGCTTTTATGTATGAGAAAATAAAAAACTACTCAAACGCCAATAAGAGTAGTTTAAAAAAGTAATTAATTTTTAATCTGAATTGGAAATAACTGCTCTTGTATAAAGTAAATCATTATTTCCTTGCTTTTATTATAGCATAAATTAGAAAAAATATGCAAATAAATAAACAATGCTTATTAAATTTAATAGGCATTGTTTTTATTTTAATATTAAATAAGGAAGTGAATATATGATGAGAAAACTGCAGTGTAGTATTCAAAAATATTTTAGAAAGGAAGTGATAGTTTGGTAATAGACATATACCTAAAAAATGAAAAAGAAAAAATAGATTTCCATTTTCCAGTAACTCCACTTGATAGTTTATCTATAAAGAAAGAAAAAAGATTTGAAACTGTTGATATAGTGAATTTAGGTGAATTTGACATTAAAAAAGAAGGAGAGAAGATAAGAGAAATATCATTCAAAACCTTCTTACCAAACTTATATGATGCTTCTTATTGTAGATACAGTGAGTTAAAAAATCCAATTGAAATAGTTGCAATGCTTGAAAAATGGGTAGACCAAGCCGAACCTCTAAGACTTATTATAACTGGTTTTGGTTACAATGGATTAGTTACAATATCTAGTTTTAGCAATACTCAAACAGCAGGAAGAGAAGAAGATAGAGACATTGAGATAACATTTAGAACTTATAGAGAATTGAAGATAGAGACATTAAAAAAAGAAACTAAAAGTAATACTAAAACAGATTTAAAAGACAATAGACCTAATACTCAAACTAAATCTAAAATATATACAGTTACATCTAAAGATACATTGTGGAGCATTGCAAAGAAATTTTTAGGTAAAGGTTCAAGGTGGAAAGAGATTTATAATATCCCCGAAAATAAAAAAGTTATTGGTAAAAATCCAAATGTAATAAAAAAAGGACAAAAGTTGGTGATACCTTCTAAATGAAAATAATATTAAATGGAAAATATGATATTGCAAATTTTAACGAAGGAATAACATTAAGTGAGGCTATAGACGGAGTTGCATACAAGATGGATGTATCATTAGTAGAACCTAAACAACTTCAAGATATAGGAATTAAAAAAGGTGATAAAATAGTTCTAATTGACATTGCATATGAGAGTAAAAAAGAAGAAACCATATTTGATGGAGTCATATGGGAAACTAGAAGAAGTGAAAAGAGTAAGAAACTGACATTGTCTTGTAGAGAAAGAACAGTTTACATGGAAGAATCAGAAGAACAATATAGTTTTAAAGAAAATACAGCAACACAGAGGATTGAGTACTACTGTAAGCAATGGAATATACCTTATTACAACTTAGCTAATACAGGGAAGAAACTTGCTAAAGTAATACATAAGACAAATATCTTAGATATGATTAAAAAAGACTTAAAAGAAACAGCAACAAAAGGTGGAGATTTATTTAGGGTAAGAATGGATAATAAATTAAAACTATTCAAACTAGGAACTAATGCAAATGTATATAAATTAGATAGTATATTAGAAGATGCGAACTTTACCAGTAGCTTTAATGATGCAGTAACAAGTGTAAAAGTGCTAGGTAAGAGTAAAGATGAAAATACAAAAGCATCTGTTATTGGAACATATAAGAAGGACTCAGATAAGTATGGAACACTACAAAAAATTAAACAAGATGAAAAGATAAAAAATGCTAAAGAAGCTAAGAAAGCAGCAGAAGCAATGTTTAATTCGGGTGAAGAAACAATAAGTGTAGATTGTGCAGTAGACATAAACAGAATAAGAGCAGGTGACAAGGTATCTCTAAAAGGAAGAGAATACTATGTTATAGATGTCACTCATACATTAGACTCTATACCAAAAATGAAGCTCAATATAGGAACTTTGGATTATATAAGGAGGAAATTTTATAACAATGACTGATGCTAGATTCAATGGAGTTGCTAGAATATTAAAAGAAAAAATGAATAAAAGTGTTAATGATGGAGTCTTTGGAATGGGTTGTTCACTTGCAGAAATAACAACAAATGGTCTTAAGGTGAATGGTTATAAAGATGAAATACAGGACTATTTAGTATTAGAGAATTTAACATTAAAAGAAGATTATTTTACTTTTTCAGATGAGGTTTTAAGTGGAGAATATAGACATAAGCATAAAATAGAAACTCCAAAAGAATTAAAGCCAATAAGTATAGGTGACAATGTGTTAGTAGCTGTTATGGGGTCTGAATTTGTAGTAATTGGGAGGGTTGTAAATGCCAAACCTATTTCCGCAGAATGAAACTTTTGAAACTGTAGAATTAAAAAATAATAATGAAAATGAACTGGACCTAAAAGGTTCTTTTTTATTTGATTTTATAAAAGGTGAATTTGTCAAAAATGCAGATGGAACATTAAAAAAATGTGATAAAGTTCAAGCATATAAACAATGGTGTCAAAAAGCTATATTAACACCTAGATACAAACGGTCAGCTTATTCTAGTGTATATGGAAGTGAAATAAAAGACTTAATTGCTAGTAACCTATCTCAAAGTGCTAAAGAACTTGAAATATCTAGGTTAATAAAAGAAACTATTTTAGTTCATCCATATACAAAAGAAGTGAGTAATTTTATATTCAATTGGCTTGAAAATAGTAGGCTTGTTAATTATGAATTTGATGTACTAACAATAGATGATGAAAATATAGTAATTGATGGCAATATAAAAAGGTAGGTGATTATATGGAAAGAGAACTACCTATACCAGTATTTTTAACGGAAGATGAAGAAGCAATACACGAAAGAATGTTAAGTAACTTTCAAGATGTTTCTATCTTAGAAGGAGATTTTGTTTATGATGCAACAAGACCTACAGCAGAAGAAATCACACAGTTAAAACAATTAGGATTACAAAATAATTTAAAGATTGCATTTCCTCAGACATCTTATGGAACTTATTTAGAGTGGCTTGGTGAATGTAAAGGAGTATTTAAAAATCAACCAACTAAATCGGTTGGAGTTATTACTTTTATAGGCATACAAGGAACTATAATTACAAAAGGAACTGTAGTAACTACTGTTGCAACTGATGAAAAGCAGAGTATAGAGTTTGAGCTTCTTGAAACTAAAACTATAGGAGAAAATGAAACAGTAGATATTAAAGCAGAATGCAGGATTGCAGGGATTATAGGAAATGTATCTAAAGGCAGTATATCTGTTTTATTAGGCTCTATTAATGGGATTAAATCTGTTAATAATAAAGAAGATTTTAAAGGTGGAACAGATATAGAAGACGAAGAACATTTTAGAGAAAGAGTCCTTGTGTCAGAACAAGAGGACCGATTAAGTGGAGCTAATTCAGATTATATTCGTTGGGCTAAAGAAGTAGATGGAGTAGGATATGCTTATGTAGTTGCTGAATGGAATGGAGCAGGGACAGTAAAAGTATTAATACTAGATAAAAATAGAAAAGCAGCAACACAAGAATTGATAGATAAAGTTCAAGAATATATATATCCATTAAATGTATCAGAAGGAGAAAATAGAGATGGGAAAGCTCCTATAGGTGCTATTGTAACTATAGCTACTCCACAAACATTACTAATTAATGTAAAAGCTAGTTTTGTGTTTTCAAATGGATTTAGTCAAGAAACTGTGCTAAATATCTTAAAAAATAAAATAGACAAATACCTAGATAAAATAGATATTGGAGGTACTGTTTCTTATAATGCAATTTATTCACTAACAGGTTCTATGATGCTTGCAGATGAAGGAATACAAGATTTTTCTAACTTGACAATAAATGATGGAACAACAAATATTATTTTAAATGACCAAGTCGTTGGAATAGGTGAGATAGTTAACGAGGTGATAGCGTGATAACTTCTAAAAAAGGTAGAGAAATGCTTCTTACATTGTCACCGATATATGAGCAAAGTTTAATTATGAACTCTATATATGAAGCTATAGGAAGCGAATTTGATAATTTAGAGTTATTAAATAAAGAAATAGAGTTACAATTATTTCCTCAAAGTGCAACATGGGGACTTGAATTTTGGGAAAATAGAGTAGGTTTATCTACTAATCTAGATGAAGCTATAGAAACTAGAAGAAGAAAAGTTATTGCTAAGCTCCAAAGCAAATATATTATGACACCTAAAAGAATGTCTATGATACTTCAATCTTATACAGGTGCAAATATAAAAATAAACGAAAACATATCTCCATATACTTTTGGTGTTGAATTAACTAGTACTCAAGGTTTTCCTAGAGATTTAGAAGATTTATATAAGAGAGTAAATGTTATAAAACCTTCTCATTTATCTGTAAGTTATAAGTTAGTATCTTTATTAAAAAGTAAAACTTATTTTGCACAAACAACAATTATGAGTGAAGAAATAACAGTATATCCTTATTCAAGTAAAGAAGTAAAAGCTAATGTCAAAGCTAAGTTTGCATTAGCTCATAACATGAGTTCAGAAATATTGACAGTATATCCAAAAGGAGGTGGCATAGATGGCTGATGAACAATTTTACACTATACTTACAAATATAGGTAAAGCTAAGATTGCTAATGCAGGAATGCTAGGTAAATCAGTAGTACTAGAGAAGATTCAAGCAGGTGATGGAGGAGGAGGCTATTACAATCCAACAGAAGACCAAACAGCATTAAAAAATAAAGTTTGGGAAGGTAATATAAATGCGTTTGATAAGGATGAAAATAATCCTAATTGGATTATTGCAACAGCATGTGTACCTGGTTCAATAGGTGGATTTACAGTTAGAGAAATGGCTCTTATAGATAGCGAAGGCGATATGATTGCAATTTGTAAAAGTCCTGAAACATATAAGCCAAAAGTTGGCAATGGAGCTATGAAAGATTTGTATTTAAAATTTATTATAGAGGTATCTAATGTAGAGAAAGTGACCTTAGTTGTTGACCCAACTGCGATATTTTTAACTAAAAAAGATGAAGAAAAAATATTAACAAATATCAATAAGTTAGACACTAAAATAGATACAACTAAAACAGAGTTAACAAGCAATATAGAAACTACTAAAACAGAGATTAATAATAAAATAGGTGATACAACACTACTTGAAACAACAGATAAAACAAATATAGTTAGTGCAATTAATGAGGTAAAAACTAGTGTAGATAGTATAGAAACAACAGCAGAGAAAACAAGTATAAAAGATACAGATAACTTATTTGAAAGTGATAATGTTGAAGGAGCATTAAAAGAAGTGATGCAAGAAGTAAAAGGGAATAGAACTAGTATTATATCAACGATAAATAATAATTTGATACCAATGTAGAAAGGAAGGTGGATTAAGTGCCTCCAGCACCAACGTATACATGTGAAAGAACTGTTAAAAAAAGAAGAGGTTATTATTCAGAGCAAGATGTTTTTCTTTCGCCTTGTCCTTATGTTTATGGGGAAGGCGGTATGTATGAGTCAACTTACTATGGTATGTTTAATTTAGACAGTTACAAAAATATAACTGTTCCTACAAGCACTAAATATGAAAAAACTTCAACTAGTGCTTATTTTATATCAGGTGGAAACATGATAAATACTGATACTCGCATAAAACAAGTAGTTACTCTTGAACTTATACCCGACCCTAATATTATTATAAATGAAGATTTAGGAGTTATTAGTGATTCTTGTAATATAAGTTATAGAATTCCAGATAGTAACACAAGTGTAAAATTTGATGTAACTGAAAAATTAAATGATGTTGTAATATCTAAAAAAAACTATGCTCTTGATGGTAACTATACTTTAAGTCTTACAGATAAACACTTATCAACTTTAAACTTTAATTCTAAGAATAATATAACTATAGAACTTAGTACTTATCAAGGAGGTAAATTTTTAGAGAAAACTGTTACATTCACAAAAGGTAACACTAAACCAAAATTAAATATATCCTCTTATAACTCAACTACTGCAACATTTATAGCAATAGACACAGATAATAATCTATCTAAAATAGAGTGGTTCATTGATGATGTATTAAAAGATACATTTACTATAGATTTAACAACAGAAAAAACAATAAACTATGAACTTACAGACAATGCAATTCACACACTTAAAATAGTAGCTACAGACGCAGAGAATGCAACTGCTAAGAAGGTTTTAAGTATAAGCAAAGAAATAATGCCACTTCCAACAGATGCTAACTTACAAGACATATCCTCTAAATTAACAGAGATTGGAGAAAGTTTTAAGAATGGTAAAACAAGCATTATAAATACTTTAGCATTAAAAAATATAGAAGCAAGTTTAAATAATACATTGGTAGAGTTATCAGAGAAAATTAAAACGAGTTTTGATAGTTCAGATGCTAGTGTTGAGGAGTTGCAAAATATAATAACACAAAAAAACAATACTATATCTCAACTAAATACACAATTGGGACAAAGAAAAAGATGGGCAAAAGGAATATTCGACCAAACTAAAATTACAAATGATAGAACAACGATTCCAATGAATTTATCTTTTACTCCAACTATAATTTTTGTTACTTGTGGAATTGAATTTAATTTTGATTATGCTTCAGCTTTGAGATGTAATCTAAAATTTTTTACAAATCTTGTTAAAACAAATCCTACTGCATTAAAAGGTAATGATGAAAATTTTAGTGGTATTGTTCTTGCGAGCATTGAGGGGATTAGCAGAAGTAGTTTTGTTTTGTTTCTCAAAAATCTTAAAAGTAATGGTTCAACTGCAGAAATAAGTGCTATTTCTGGAACAACATTTAACTGGACAGCTATAGAATAAAAATGAGGTGATAATATGAATAGAAATAATAGAATAATTTACGACCAAACAGGCAAGATATGGCTTCAAACTGGAGAAGCAACAGGAGATATAAAAGAATGGTCAGAAATAATTGAATTAAACTTTTTGGATATTGAATATGGAAGTATAGACTATAGTAAACAGTATATAGAGTCTATAAATCCAATCACAAAAGAACCTGTTTTAAAAAATATAGAAATTGTTTTGACAGATGAACAAAAGAGATTACAAGCATTAGAAGAAGAACTAAGTATGTTAAAAGAAGAAAATAAAAATAGAGATAGTGAGATAGTAAACACAGCCTTTGAAGTAGAAAATATTAAATTAAATAACAATTTATAGGAGGAATTAATATGTACAACTTATTAAAATTAATGATAGAACAAAAGAACTATAGTACTAAAGAGGATTTGCAACATAAAATGGATGTATTCTATGCAGTAAACAGGATTACAGAGGAACAATATTTAGAGTTAACAGGTTTATTAAATAAAGAAGAAAAACCAGTAGAACCAACGATATAGGTTCTTTTTTTATTAGAAAGAGGTGATTTAATTGACTTTCAAAGAGTTAGTTAATAAAGTTAGAAATCTTGTTTTAGAAGCAAAGAAAGTAACTATAGAAGATACGGAGAATAAATTCACTAGTGAAAATGTAGAAGGAGCATTGAAAGAATGTATAGATAGAGCAGATGAGGCTTTTCAAGAAGCCGATAGTGGAAAAGTACTTTTATCAACTGCTATCGGCTCTCCTGCTACATCAGAACAAACATTCCAAGAATATGCTGATTATATAACAGGTTTTAAAGGCACTATAAGTACTTTAAGAGAACAATTAAAAGGTAGATTATTATTGTATGAAAAATCTTATCAATATACTACTAGATACGATTTTCCTGGAATATCAGAGGGAGGTTATCGTTCTGATAATATAAACTCATATTTTATGATTCCTTTTACACCACGTTTTATTTTTATCATTTCTACTGAACCTCGTGGTTTAGAAGGTTCTGAAAAGAATTTTCAAGTTAGTCTTTTGTATGATAAAAATGTTCATGGTAATTATAGGACTGGTGATACAAGTACTGAAATCGGTAATGTTTCTATTTCTTCATCTATTAACAATAGGAGATATTGTTCGATTTTTTTTAGCAATAAACCAGAAAGTGCAGGAAAAACAATGATTCATCTTCATTGTGATGAAAGTAGTACTTACTTATACAACTATTATTAATATTTATGCATTTGGATAAAACAAATTTGATGTATCAAATTTTAAAATATATGAGCTAAAATTGTAGATAATCTAATAAAAATAAGGAGGTTTTCATGAATGAAGAACTTTTCAAAGACAATTTGAAACGACATGAGGTAACAATAAATAAACATAATGATGAAATAGACGAATTAAAAGTAGCAAATATAGAGTCTAAAGCAGAGTTGAAAGCATTGTGTGAGAACTTAAATTCCCTTACTAGCATGTTGAAGTGGCTAATCGGAACAATGATTACAACACTTGTAGGATTCTTTATATTTGCAGTTCAAAGAGGAATATTTTGATTAGGAGGATAAAAAATGGATAATTTAATAAGTTTCATACCCGAGCAGTTGCTAATTTTAGTGGCTGCTCTCTCTATTATAGGTAAAGGTTGCAAAAAATATAAACAACTAGATAACAAATATATTCCAATTATATTACTTGTGTTGGGAATCGGATTTTCCATTTGGATGCTAGGGTTTAGTCCTAACGCAGTCTTACAAGGTGTAATTTGTTGGGGAATATCAATAGGTATAAATCAAACTTACAAACAGTTGAAGGATGGTGAAAAGTAATGAAAATAGCAATAGTACCAGGACACACTTTAAGTGGAAAAGGAACAGGAGCAACTGGCTATATAGACGAAGGAAAAGAAAACAGAATTTTAACTGATTTAATTGTAAAATGGTTGAAACAAGGTGGAGCTACTGTATATACTGGGAAAGTAGATAAATCTAACGACTATCTAGCAGAACAATGTCAAATAGCTAATAAACAAGATGTAGACTTAGCTGTACAAATACATTTTAATGCCAACAAAACAACCTTAAATCCAATAGGTACAGAAACAATTTACAAAACTAATAATGGCAAAGTGTATGCAAATAGAGTAAATGATAAATTAGCGACAGTATTTAAAAATAGAGGTGCAAAATCAGATGTAAGGGGCTTGTATTGGCTTAGTCATACAAAAGCACCAGCAATATTAATTGAAACTTGTTTTGTAGATAGTAAGGCTGATACAGATTATTATATTAGACATAAAGATACAGTTGCAAAACTAATAGCTGAGGGTATATTAAATAAGAAAATAGATAATATTGAGGTGAAACAAATGTATAAGCATACAGTAGTTTACGAGGGAGAAGTTGACAAGGTATTAGCACAAATAATTAGCTGGAACTACAAAGAAAATGAATGTAGAGTATGTGATATAAAAGATTATGTACCAGGTCAGACAGAGAATTTATACATTATAGGTGGAGGAGCATGTAATAAGATAGGTTCTATAACTAAAGAAAGATATACTATGATAAAGGGAAATGATAGGTTTGATACACTTTATAAAGCATTGGATTTTATTAATAGATAGATTAAAAGGTAGCAACTAGAGTTAGTTGTTACCTTCTTTTTTTATATTTTCTTTCTCTGAGTTTTTCATTTTTCATACTTTCTAGTACTTCTAGAGCTGTTGTATAAAATTGTATATTATTTCTATAAGGTATAGCTATTGGAACTATTCCTTTATTAACTAAAATAGTAAGAATCACAATAAGTGCGAAGGTCATCGCTGATTTAATAAAATAATTAGCTATATCCGATAAATCAAACGTTAAATTAATTATTGTAGAAAAAACAACAGCCATTATAGATATATACAAAGCGAATATAGGATTATTATTTTTTTGTAATTGACCCTTAAGTCTAGCTTGTTCTATTTCTATATCTCGAATACTTTTTATAGAATCCATTTCACTATAATGCTTATAAACCTTTAAATAATATTTTTTATACTTATTTAAGTTTTCTTTGTTATCTTCAAGATATTTGTTACTTAAATCTTGTTTAACCTCTCCAAAATCCATACTATTCCTCCTAGATTGTTATATAATATACTTTAATTTATAGCATATTTAAGAACTTATATCAGCAATTTGTCGAACGATTTTAGATGAAAAAATATTTAGACTTAATGCAAGTATTTTAAAAGCTTGTACATAACACATTATTCTATCCTCATAGAATAATGTGTTGACTTATAAACTCTATTATAATAGAATAAAGAAGAAATCGATTTCAAAAATAATTAATTTAAATCATAGGAGGTTTTTATGTCAAAAGTATTTAAAAAATTAACAGGAATATTATCAGCAGTTTTATTAGTTGCATCTATGTCTATAACTTCTTTTGCATATGATTCAGAGACACAAGAAAAAGAATATGTAGTTAATGTAGCAGGAAAGGAAATAAAACTAAAAGAAGGCGAAGAAATAGTTATTCCTTTAGTTGACCCTAATGTTGATCCAAATAAAATATCTACTCGCGAGATATTTGAAGGAAATACAGGGAAATTAAGTTTAACAGCTGGTTCTAAAACTGTCAATTATAAAATAACAATGTTTATACCGGCTGCTAGATTTTCTGGAGCTGTAAATGTAACTAATGTTTCTCATGGTGGTTCTTCTTCAAGCAATAGAGTAACTGGATTTAGTGGTTCTGTACCATATAGAGCACTTTCTGGGTGTAGATATAGTGCAATAGTAACTGGCGCTGCTTATGATTTAGGTGGTAAAGTAGTTGCAAGAGTAGTTCCTAATTTAATTACATGGGTTCGTTAATTTAAAGAGGAGAATTTGATGGAAACAAAAAAAATAGATAAGGATTACATAGAGTCTCTTCTTAAGAAATTAATAGATGAATATCATATAAATGAAAATATTATATCCAATTTACTTGAGATAGAAACAGAAAAATTGAAAAGCTATAAAAAGTATGAAAAAGAATTTACAGTAGATTTAGATATATGGTCTAAATGGATAAATTTTGTTCTGCAACTTGAATATATTATAGATGTTGATTCTGACTCTAGACTCAGAGGTATCTTAAGTCTTTTAATCAATGTATATGAAATTAATATCGAGTTTATAGCTAGGACTGCACATATTGAAGAAAAATATCTAATAGACTTTATAAATGGAGAAGATTATCTATCAACAGAAATAAAGTATAAGATATGTGCTACTGTCATGAGTTTGAGTTTATTGTTTAAAAATACAGAAAAGTAA